ATGAATGGCATTATCTGCATTTATTGAATGAATGGCATTATCTGCATTTATTGAATGAATGGCATTATCTGCATTTATTGAATGAATGGCATTATCTGCATTTATTGAATGAATGGCATTATCTGCATTTATTGAATGAATGGCATTATCTGCACTTGTTGCATTGAGATCACCATTGCTATCTCTTAGTACAAGACTATCTGGTACATTGGTAGTTGTTGCTGCATTTATTATAAGATGATCATTATAAACATCATTACTTGTTATAATAAATGCAGGAGTTGTAGGTGTTTCCTGAACTAATAATCCTAGTGCACTTATTGAGTTAATTGCAGTATCTGCATTAACTGAATGAATCGATGATTCTGCAGTTGTAGCTTTTCCATTTAATGTGGCTGTAATAATATTGGCAGTAAAATCTCCATTTATATCTTTAATTACAAGAGAATTTGGAAAAAATGGAAATTTTGTTAAAACTGACATAGTTACTATATATGTTATTTAGTTATTTTTGTAAATAACTAAAATTAATAGATTAATTTAGTAAAATAATGTTTAAGCTCTCAAGACATGGTTAAGATCGATTGTAATTTTCTTAGCCTTATCAGGGATATTTCTAGCCTGTTCTCCAATATCGCCATAAATATCTCTAATAGTGGCCATAGTTTCAGTTAGAATCCTTACAGGATTTTTTCCAGCTGTTTTAATATGTAATTTGATCTTTTGGATTTGGGGATGTTCTTGGAGATAACTCTGATGTACAACATTTTTAGTATCTAATGAAAGCAAGTAAGTAAGTAACTCTCCTAATTCCGGCCCTTCATTATCAAATGTGAAATCCAATACTATACTTGAACTATAAGCATCAATCATAGAGGACAACATTCTAATATTTCTCCTCATTCGAATATTTACTAATTTACATGCTCGAATAATTAGTTCTTTTTCTGAAATTTGTCCAAGTGAGCGTAATGTTAAGGTTGTAAATCCATCCTTATTAATAATATCAATATCGCCAGCCTTCTTCTGAACCACTTCATCTATTTTACTGCCCACAAAAGCATTAGATACTGGATTCCAACAATTTTGTAAATCTCCAAAACCAAGAGCTGGCATCATTTGCATTGAAATTTTTTCATTCTTTCGCAATTTAAGTAAGAGGATTGGATATTTAGGATCATAAAGCTTTACTTCCTTATCGTTCAAATAACATTTAAGATCATTCGTCGTAACATCTCTCATACTATCTTCAGTATGTTCTACATTTAAGGATAATCTAATTTCTTTTTTATCATTTGGATGACGAGGATAGATTCTATCAGCTGCAAGTGTACCACAATCTCCTTTTACATAAGGTTGATAAGTTGGATCAAGTACCATAATATCTGGTACAATACCTGGTACTGGTAATTGACACATTCTTCTATGAATGTAATGTTCGTCAAAACAACTAGTATTTTCTGCAATACTAATTTGACCATATCCAATACCATATGTTACTATTTTTGACATAATTACATGTTTAATAATAGATGGAATAATTTCATCTACAGGGCGATCCGCTATTCTACCATTTAGGGATACTTTCAATTCGGTTCCCCAGATTTCATGATTAGTATAATGTGTAGCATTTAATGCAAGTTTCCAAATAACATTTGGCTTAATATTAGATTCGAAAAGTGCAATCTTCTCATGTTCAGCCTTTTGATCCTGTTGTAATTGGAGGATCTCCGCATTTAGTTTTCCAGAATTTCTAATTTGTGTCATGATTATTTAGGCTTGTTATTAAGATAATATAGCCTTTGAGTTTAACTAATGCATTCAATATTTATCACTTTTTAAGTATATTTTAATAGAATAATTATATTAAAATTAAGTATTTTAATATGATTTCATGTTATTTACAAGGTTGGCTTGTTATTTCTTGCCATTTTAGCGTTATAATACTCCTCAGATGGTAACATAAGTCTGCCGCCATTTTTATTATTTTCCTCACATTTCTTTGTGATTTCCTCAAGCAATTCAGCATCTTTTGCTACTTCTTCACGCACTGCAGCATCTAGGGATCCAGAACCAATGCCTGCGCCAGTAGAACCAAATCCACCTTTACGTTCAGTATCCTCGTCAAGAGATTGAACTTCGCATACATCGATAATGTCAGCTCTTTCCATGATTAACTGACATACAGATGTTCCAGCCTCAAATGTAACTGGAGCATTGCCATAATTAATCATAATCAACCCGACTTCCTTTCGGTAATCTTCATCAATTACTCCTGCACTGGTAATCGTTGTAGTTTTATGACAGACTCCTGATTTAGGAGCAATGCGGCCATAATATCCTTCAGGAATAGCAATAACAATTCCAAGCGGAACAGTGATTTTGTTATTTGCAGGAATGGTAAATGCAGCTGGAGTATAGAGATCAAGACCAATTGATTTAGGTGTACCGCGAGTAGGAATACGTGCACCAAGGCGAGTAATCTCATTAGTAATAGGATCTCTGAGGATCATTGCGCGCAATGATGGGGTGATTTCGGCACCAGTATCACCAATCTCTTGAGTTGAATTAGTGTAAAACCAACTCAATACATTCGATAGCATGGATGTCATTTTAGATTATTAGGATATTATAATATCTTAATAAATGTTTAAGCCTATAAGTTCATATCAATTTTTAATATCTCTTAATTCCTCATTTGTCTTGGAGGAGGCTGGCGACGAGTTTCTTGATATGAGGATTGTTGAGGAGCCATTTGTCTATTATTTTCCATCTGTTGGGGGGCAATTCTTGTACTCATTTGTTGCTGATTTGGCATCATTTGAGACTGTTGGAAAGTATTTTGCTGGCTTATGTTATTCATCATTTGAGGAGGTCTCTGCATATTATTAGGTTGTTGATTCATCATTTGAGGAGGTCTCTGCATATTATTAGGTTGTTGATTCATCATTTGAGGTGGTCTCTGCATATTATTAGGTTGTTGATTCATAGGCATCATTTGAGGAGGTCTCTGCATATTATTAGGTTGCTGCCCAAGTGCCATTGCAGGATTATATTGCCCATTTTGAGCTGCCTGCTGCATGTATGCTGGATTTTGCATAAACATACCATTCATTAAGGCTTGTTGTTGCTGAATCATTGCATTCCTCTTTTGTTCTTCTTGAATAACTGCATTTTGTTTTGCTTGCATTTCCATAATCATTCTAGTACGCTCATCCTTTCCCATATCAACTTGTAATTTATTTTCACATGCTTGTAAATAATTCTGTTGTTGTGCCAAGGTAGCCAATGTTTCTGAATTTTGATTAGGTTGATTTCTCCAAAATGCAATGTTTTGACGCATATGATTAATAGTATTGAGACGCGATTGATATTCAAGAGGGATTGCTGGTGGTACAAGTTCAGATACAGTTGTAGTTTGACTCTTTAATTTCTTCATAAATTCGGCAGTGTCAATACTACTGATACTTGAATCGCTCGATAAATTATCATCCGATAAATCATCATTTGAATCAGAGTCTTCATCAGAATTTTTATTATATAATTTATTATCACTCGATGTTTCCTCAGTATCACTAGTAACTAGAGTGGATAACTTATGATTTTTATTAATAACTGATCCATGATGATGTTTCTTTTTATTTGAATGTTTATTAGTATTGTCTGAATGTTTGTTCTTTTTGTGAGAATGTTTACTTTTTCTACTAATATGTTTGTTTTTTTTGTCAGAATGTTTGTTAATATTCTTATTGGGCTCATATTCAGAATTTTGCACCATTGTATTATTCGTTGTGTTTTTACTTGGTAGCGAACAAACACCATCAACACATACTACCTGAGATGATTGGTTTGGTAGTTGTGATGATTGAGATGATGATTGTGCGGCTGGAATGCGGAGTAATGGATCATTTAACATATTAGTAACAGCTTCTTCCATCTTCTCCAAACTTCCTTTAATAATTGCTGAATGGCCTCTAAAGGTAATTATGAAACTAGGAAACTTGTTATCAACTTGACGAATAAGATCCATTTTATTATCGAAATCGTCAATACAAACATATATGCAGAATACTTTACCAATAGTTCTTTTCGCATAATCAATGAATTGTGGCTTCATTTGAGTACATGGTACACAATTATTCATTGATACGAGTACAATGACTGGTTGATTGTTTCGATGTGCCAGTAATAGAGAAACAAGATTCTTTTCGATTTTTACCTTACGGAGGTTAGGGATATCAACAATAACTCGACTCATGCTTATATGGATCTATGAATTTATACAGAACAGTTTAGACGTATTAATACAGAATTTTAATAATATAACTGAAATGATACAGCTATACGTAAGCTGAATATTCAATAATAAATTATTGAATACAATATTTTTAATTACTTGCGATATATCCAGAATTTACAATCATTTCTGCTGCAATATCTGTATTAAAGAAATCATCTGCGCCACCAATATCCACGATACTCGTCAGTTCTTTCATATCAAACTCATCATTTTTGAAATTTACATAACATTTAATACATCTATCAACAAGATCAATATGTTTTTGTTCACTATTACCACTTGCATCAAATAGCATTAGCACAATTTCTCTTGTCTCCTTAAGATCAGAACCATCATATTTTACGGCAACCTGTCCTTCAGTACTTGGAACAATAACAGTAGAACTTGATGCAAGATTAGCTGCATATTCTTGAATGCGATCTACTGCAGCAGCTAGTTTTGGATTAGCAAGAACAATTGGTTCATTCTTAGCATATGCCATGATAGTAATAAATACATCACGAATGCTGAAATTGCTGTAACGAGGAATTTCTTTGAATTCAGCACCAAGAGCATTAAAGGTTTTAAGCAATCTATCGATCGGTGCCATATCATTTGGTAATTCTCGGACAGTATGCATTACTCGGATCATTACTTCACTTGCAATATCGCTTGCCTCAATTTCTTTTGTTAATTTGCTTTCATCAATAATTTTCCATGTACTAATAGTATCTCTTCCATTTGCTTCTAGATTATCAACTGCTTCATCAGTAAGTTCTTCTGGTGCAGTGGTTGTATAGGAAATAATAGGGATGATTATTTGTCTAGTTGCCCACGATCTTCCTCCAAGTGCAAGTTCTCGCTCAAGTTCTTCTTGACCAGATACAGTAAGTACAATCACATTATCTCCTGCTGCATTCTTGCCGGTTTTGCAACCAGGGTGACTAATATAATGCTTCATTTCATCAGGAGTTGGATTAAATCGAACAATTGGAATTTTGCGAGTAATACTTGAAATAACTCTACCTGGTTTTTCTTTTTCTTCTGTTAAATGTTGCATATCAGGGGCTTCATATTTAACTGTAAGAGAACTGCGAATTGCAATATCTGATCGAACTCCGCCAGCAGTGACATATTTCTTAATTCCAACTGCATTTAGGAAATTTCTTAAATTCTCAGATTCAGCAGCAATCTTTTCATCAGTTGCTTTAGAAATCATTGTATTGAATTGTTCCATTTCTAAAATAGTATTGCCAAGACCACTGCTATTAACAAAAAATTTAATACCGGTACATAACATTGGGGAAATAATAGGGCCATCATTAAATAGACTTCGTTGTTGTCTACCAAATTGAACATTCATTGAATTTTGATTTAGGGTCGTTGTGCTTAACTCACGATGCACATGTTCAGTTTTATTATGCCAATTCTTTTCCATAGAATATGATTCGGCTACAATATGATCTAATGTTACAAGATCTTGACGACTAAATTTAATCCTTTCTAACATTTGTGACCACATTAATAGACGAGGCAAGCATTCAATAATAATAGGAGTTGCCTCGCGATTACGATCTTTCATTTTATCAGAATCGGTATTACTTTTTCTTAACATAAATGTCTTAATTGTAATTCCTGGCAAAACACAGATCATTTCATGATCACATTCTAGATTTGTTTTAGGTGTCATATCTAAAATCTTATCAGTTTGGTCTACAAGATTATCTGCATACCAACTTCTAACACCTGAAATTGGCATTTGATCATTTTGTACAAGTTTTACAATTTCACAAATCCCATACTTTTTCTCAGGATAAATGGCGCCTAATCCATATACTAACTTTTTGAAATATACCTCAAAATCTTTTTCTCGTTCAAGAATAAGTTTTTGAACTATAGCAACCTTTTTCCCGATGACAGTTTTTTCATTTTTGATGAAACTCATTACTAACTATAGTTATTGTCTCGTAATTAAACCTTGTGATTGAACGAGTTGTTGATTTGTTGTCGCATTATATTGATTAAGTTTTAACTGCATATTTGTTTGCCACATGTTGTTAAAATATCCATCTTGTTTACTTCGCTCAGTTTCAATTATTTTAATACGTTGGACTTGTTCATCTTTATTCATTTTATTAGATATTTCTGGAGTAATAATTGCATTATCTCCTTCTTTTTCTCCATGAGCCTGATAATTTTGAGGCAAATGACCATCATTTGCAACTAATGTATAACTATCAGAAAAGCTACCCATCTCCCTTCCAGAATACCCAAGTAGACCATCCTCTTTTGTTGAAAACTTCAATCGAGTTTCCATTAATTTAGCTTCATATGCTGCTTTCATGGTTTTTGCAGTTTTATCGTTCATTTGCTTATGACTCGATAATGTCTGTGCATATTCAAATGCTTTCGCACCAGTTAGTAATTCAGACATACCAACAATAAACATGGAGGGGTAAAATTGTAACATTTTAGGAGGTTTTCTATTTACACAATCAATTAACTCGAAAAAAACTAGGCATTCTCCTTGTTTAAGAATAGAAAGTAAACGTTTGCTTGGTGTATCATCTGAGCGAAAATATATACGATTTTGAGGTGTATTAGGGGCGGATGCAGACATATTGATTAACTATAACGGGGGGCGAATTTACGATTGCGGTGGCAATCGCATAAATATCTAGTAAAGTAAGATATGCCAGAATCTTTTTGGTTTGAAAACCCAGATGTTCTATTTGATGGTTTCAATGGAGATGCCTTCAAGAAATTTATCCCAAGTTCCAAAATGAATTTTACCGAGAGACTAAATGCAATTACTCGCTTTTGCATATATCTCTTCGTACTCCTTTTCCTTCTTTCGGATAGTGATGTTTGGATGTATATTCCTCTAATTGGTGCATTAAGTATGATTTTGGTATGGTTTATCAGGAGAAAATTCAGAGCAGGGCATAGTATGTTCTCAACTCAAAGAACTTATGAAAATGCCTCCTCATCCCCTCCTCCCCGACGCCGCAGACCAACTTATCAAAATCCACTTATGAATCACCTCCCATCTGACTATGAGGGAGATGAAAGTACATTACCTGAGCGTTTGGAGATGCAACCGGAGGCATGGGAGAGAGTCAAAAAGGATGTAGATAAGGAGTATTATGGTAATATGTATAGAAACTCATCTGATTTATATGAACAGGAGGGGTCTAAGAGATCATTCTATCAAATGCCATCAACCACTATTCCTAATGACCAAAATGCATTTGCCAAGTGGTGTTATAGAGTTCCATCAGTCTGTAAAGAATCAGGAGATGGATGTGTAAGATATGCTGATCCTCGCAATGAGCGCCGTATTGCTAGAGAAGAATATGTGATCTAATTATTTAAAATATAGTAACTAAAAATTAGTTACTATTATATCACGATTTAGTATAATAATCTTATAGTCATTAAACAAATATCAATTAAACATACTAATGGAAAACTTGTACCATCATTTTCTGTCATAATGGCATAAATATTATATAAAATGCCAATAAACATAGTTGTCATTGCACTCAATATATGTTTTGTGATACATGCATCCTGGTTATTAAATGCAGGATCTGTTGACCTGCGATTATATTCAATGGATAACTGACTTAAACTACATACTAAAATTCCTCGCAATATATCTTCTTCTAACGAAAATAAAAACCAAATTAAGATTTGTGGAGAATAAAAAATAAACATAATTGGAAATAAACTCCAAAAAAATGAAACTATGCGAAGTATAGATAAAACTACTATCATTGTTTAATTTATATTCGTTAATAATATTTAGGTTATTATCTATAATTAATAAATCAAAAGTTTGTAAAAGTCATTTCGTAGAATAATTTGTTTATGTGCAGTTACTGCTCCATTTTCTGCTCCTCTTGCGCGGACATGTGTTCCACGCATCCTTGGCACATCACATTATGACCACAGTGTGCAAAGAATACATCTGCCCACTTTTCCATACACACCACACATACAGTTTTATCTCCATTATAATTCTCAGGCACCTTGCCACTGCATCCATGAATCACATGCTTTGGTAGCATTACATCACCTGTCTCTCTACATGTTGGACACTTTATACTATACACCGATCCCTGATACTCCATTGCAACTTTCATTTGCAACAAATCCTCATTTCGACGCGATTCTTCATCTTGGCAACGCTGCCACTGTATTTCCAACAAATTATCTGGATTTAGTCCCTGTTTATGGTGATTTATAACTTCATGTTTTTCACGCTGAATTAATAATTTATTTACTTTATCAATATACACTTTACTCTGACTGTAAAGCTCAAAATTCTTCAGATCCTGGTGACAAATTTCCCGCATTCTATCACTTACATCTTTTTTTGGGAAAAGTTTAATAATATGGCAGCGATAATGATTAGGATGAATAAGTCCCTTCAATAAGAGAGTTGTTATTTGAATACGCTCATTAGGAGATTTATTTTCAAGTAATTTAATAATATTTTCTCTTGTATGATTCTCAATCTTCTGATTATTTTCATAAAATACTCTTTCATAATATAGCGGATGTATATGATGCCCTGCGCATAATTCTAATGTTTGCCTGACACTAAATTCTAGGGATTTAAATTCTTGCTGTAATTGTTGAGGGGAGGGAGCGGCCATGGCGATGTGAAAATGATGCAGATATCTAAATATATCGCAATATGGAATGTGATTCTTCTTAAATTTACTACAGCAGTCCTCATGAGATTAGAATTTCAATTTTTTCACTAAGTTATATGTATAATATTAATTATGACACTTTTTAGTATTTTTAATAAAAATACTAAAATCACTTTATTTAATTAGAAAAAATATGTATTATAATATTTCATTTGTTCTTTTGGAATACCAATAGGGGAAAATTTAACTTTCAAGATTTTATCAAATCCTTCTTTCATTGTTGGTTCATTATATTTAGCCTTTAGAATTTTAAGTACATGTACTGGAATATTTTTGTTCCTGATATTACATCTAAAACCAATATTATGTCTACATACATCTAATTCAGTCTCCATGTTATAACATACTACTCGATAACCATATTTTTTAGCTAGAGTTATCCATTTAGATCTTGTACCAGAATCAAGATTTGTATTATCAACCACAATATGATTAAGATGGATAGGAATTGGATTTTTATCTGGATCGGGTATTCCCTTGGGAGATGCCATTACAATAGTTGCCGCTTTAAGAGATTTAGGAACACCTCCCATTAAATCTCCATTTGCCCTAAAACATCCTCGTGCCTCGAAAAAACATCTAGCATACCAACTTTTACCACATCCTGGCAATCCAATTAACATATGCATCGTTGGCACAGTATCACTCCATCCCATTAAAAGTGTGCGGAGATAAGATGATTGAGAATTAAAAAGTTCTGATATATTTGGATATTTTAATGTAAATTTAACAGGAGAGGCCTTCATAAATACTTCTTCTGGTGTGTAAAATGGTATTCCTAAATTTAATGCAAATTTACGATCAGTGTCTGCATAATCGCCTGGTCTTCCTGCTGCATCACCGCAAAAGAAACTCCCTTTTGGAGGCCAACTGTTACCACTTGATAATATGTCACTAATACCAGTACAAGGTTTTCTATACTCATCATCAGCAGTTGCAGCAAAAATTACTAGAACGATACCTAATTGCTGAATGATTGCTTCAAGTTTTGATTTCCAGCAAGATTGTATTCTTTTCTGATTAGAAATAATTATAATACGATACTTCTTTGCTAATTTTTGTATATTTTTAACCATATCGGGAAATGCCCATTCCCAATCCTCTGAATCACCTGGACGAGGTAATTTTCTACCATTCTTTGGGCGAATTATTGTACCATCTAAATCTAGCATTGCAATGGCTTTTGGCAGGGGCTTTTCATTTATATTCGAGGATATTGATTTTGCCATTCCACATAAGATTGTACCATCTTGGGCCCATTGTACTCCTTTACTCCGATATACTGGATCATGTAATGCTAAATAGATTGATGTCATAACTTAGTGTTATTATAATATATGCTTTTGTTTAATTGTCGTCTACTTCAATTTTTAAGTATTCTTTGTTAATAATAATACAATGACAATGCAATTAAATTCATATAGTATTTGCTTACATTGTGATAAAGGGCAGAATAGTAGATGGTTATGTCAATCATGTTTAATTAAGTGTCATAAAAGACATAATGTACTACCATCCAGAAATATACAAGCAATATGTGATTGTGTGTGCGGGCATACTAAAATTAAGAAAGTTGTTCCTGTTACATCTTACATCCAGCCAACAAGAGAAAAACTTGGACCTGATAATAATGCTAAATTAGCAGATCGTATATTTAGCCTTGGTTCGAGTTCTGGTTGCAATCAACCTCCTCCATCAAATATATCTATTTTCACTTCTGCAGTAACTCGCCAAAATGCCCAGACTCTTGATAATGATAAAATATATACTATGCAGACTGGGGGAGTATCTCAAAAGATAATTAATAAAGAGGATGATCCAAGATATGTAATGAAAATGCCTGATTTTAGTAAAAGAACAGAAACTGAGGTAGCATCATCATATCAATTCTTAGAGAAAGAAAGTACTGAGCATACAAATATGTCTGGACAAAATCTTATTCCATCTGGTTTAACTGCATTAAGTATAATGGATGATGTAAAAAGAGGAGGGGCAATAGTTGGTAATTTTAGTATCACATATTTATTAGCTTTATTATACAGATGTTCAAGAGGGACGACTGAAATAGAATTGCGAAAAATGCTTGGCATTGGAAATGTAACTAGTGATACCTTATTCAAACAAGTCCAGGAGATTAATAAGGCACTTCGTAAAAATGGTATGTTTCGCTCATATAATGCATTAATATTTTCAACACAACCTCGTAATAGTTTTTCACGCATTGCTGGGGAAATATCAGTAATATCAGTAGAAAATTGGCAAACTGTTAATTCAGAGATTTCATCTTTAACAAATGGATTAATTCAAAATGTATTAAATGAAATTCCAACTGATAGTTTTGTATTAGTAAATGCTGTTTATTTTAAGAGTACATGGAAAAATGCTTTTAATATAAAATATACTAGCCAAGAAACTTTTAGAGGAAATAGTATTCGTCAAGTTCCAATGATGAATGCTACAAATGATTGTAATTATGTATCTATTAAAGATATTGGTAGATTATTAGAATTAGATTATGCCGATGGAGAATTTACAATGGGATTTTTATTACCAACATCATCATTTACTCTAGGACAATTTACCCAGATTGATAGTAGCTCATTAAAGAAACAGGAGGTACATTACAGTATTCCTAAATTTACTCAGAGATCTAATGTTGAATTAACTAGTGGTTATACTCAATTAGGAATAAAACAATTATTTAATGCACCTGAATTACCATTTATCTTTGCATCTACTGGTAATAGTAAACTATTTCATCAAGCAGTAATTATTATTGATGAGTTAGGTACCGAGGCAGCAGCAGCCACCAAAATGTATGTTACAAATTGTGTTAAAGAAACACCAAAACCAATTGAATTTAAACTTAATATTCCATTTTATTATTATATTCGTCATCGTCCAACTGATACGATTGTATTTATCGGACATTATGTATAAAAAACTATTAGAGAGTTAACTAAATAAACATTTTTACATACTCATAAAATAACTTACCATTTTATGATAATCCTGTCCACCTGGATAATTACCTTTTGATGGCATACATAATAACTCTCCATGGATCCATTTAACTCTTCTTAATCTTTTCATTCTGATCTTCTTCAAACAGTATCTGCCGAATCTTGTTAAAATTTTGTAATGTTTACATATTTTTTCATATTTTTTCATATGAATAATATTCTCCATAAATGTACAAATATTTATTTCCATTGACAAGTTCAATAGCAGGTAAACCGTCAAAACGATGATATTTTCCATTTACATACCAAAATTTATCACCATTTGCTAATTCAATAGCAGGTAAATCATTCTCTCGATGCAGTTCTCCATTTACGTACCAATGTTTATTACCATTTGCATATTCATTTGCTGGCAAATCATTGTCGCGATGATGTTTTCCATTTACATACCAAAATTTATCACCATTTGCAGATTCAATAGCAGGTAATCCATTATCACGATGTAGTTTTCCATTTACAACCCATCTTTTAGTACCATTTGCTAATTCAATAGCAGGTAAATCATTCTCTCGATGCAGTTCTCCATTTACGTACCAAAATTTATCACCATTTGCAGATTCAATAGCAGGTAATCCATTATCACGATGCAGTTCTCCATTTACGTACCAATGTTTATCACCATCTGCAAATTCAATAGCAGGTAATCCATTATCACGATGACGTTTTCCATTTAAAAACCAATATTTAGTTCCATCTACATATTCAATAGCTGGTAAATCATTATCTCTGTACAATTTATATTCTGCATCAAACCATCTTTTATTTCCATATTCATCTGTTAGCATTGTCATGTTTAAGATTGAAATAGTGTACTTATTGTGTACTATTAACTTAATTTTATATTAGAACAACTAAACAATATAACAATCATTTTTTTACATACTCATAAAATAATTTACTGTTTTATAATAAACCCGCCTTTTACTGGCATACATAATAGCTCATCATGAATCTATTTTACTCTTTTTATTACAACTCAATTTCTTCCTCATCCTCATTATTAGTATTATTAGTGGAACCATTGAATTTCGCCTTACTTAATTTATTTAAGTCTGTCACATTTGGATTAATTCTTGTAAATTTATCAAGTGTTGTTTGCGCACACTCTCCAAATGTTATCAATATGTTAAGCGTTGTGATAATATGATTGGGCCTATTAATAATTGTAGTCCAAAACCCAATAATTGATCTAATAAATGTTTCTAGTTTTGCAATAATATCGATTGGTTTATTAGATGATTCATAATATAAATCGGATAGTTCAGCTAATTTTTTAAAATTAATTGTGCAGTTACTAATAAATCTCGCTATATAGGTATTTCCATTATATCTATTAGATGTTCTTGTATATTCCATCTGAGATTTTTTTTCATAAATCATAATGGAATTATAAAGTTTTATAATTTTTTTAGAATTGTCAATCAGTTTAACATCTTTATCATCAATAGTAATTATTGGCTCGCGGCCTAAATGTTCTCTAATTATGTTATGAACATTTGACGTATGAGAATGGATGATTGTGGATCCAAAAACATCTGGATCCCAATTAGCAGCCTGCATCTTAGATTCAATTGCTCTAGCATTATCTCGTCTAGAATGAGCTCTAAAACGGATAAATAGTGCAGTAGTAGGAGCAGCCATTGTGTTAATTATAGTTGTTTTGTTATAAGATATAGAAACTTTATAGTAGAGCATATTTGCTATCAATTTTTCCTATATGTGATGTAATGATGCAGTCTAATCCCCCTAATTTTAGTAATAAGGTTGCCGGATCTCGTACAATTTTACAAGAGGATGATCTTAGATTAGCTCCGAATGTTAGAGAATATATCCGTCAGAAAAAGTTCCATATGGCAAATGGAATTGATGCACCAGTCCCGCTTGAAAAAGTATATGGTATTACGCAATTAGAACTCGTAAAAATTTGGAAAGGATTGCAATTAAATCAACCATCTCGTCCGGAGCAAGCAGCAGAAACTTGGAAAGAGCGTGTAGCAACTGCCCCTCTTAGATTAAAATTTAATAATATGAACAATAATGATTCTAATAGTTCTAATAATAGAGAAAAGGCATTAGCAGAACCAGGAGTTACGATGTATGGTGGATCAATTAATCCTGCAGCAATTGATATTGATTCTAAATTACGTGGAAATAATGTAGCCCGCACAAGAGATACGGCGCATTCCACCATGGATACTTGTTTAGTAAGATCTGTGCCAGATTATCGTGGTGGAGAAATTAAATCTAGTTCGAATACTGCTTTTTATAGAGCTGTACCTTTTACAGGTATTGGTTCGGGATTTGGTGACATGAATGTTAATAATAATATGCATTTTGGTGAAAATACTCGTACTTATCAAGATCGTAAAATAACAGATGTTGCAATGGATCGTTTTGAACCATTAATTAATGATGATTTTCAACATCCGGATAGTGTAGTTTTACCATTTCCTAGAGGAGGTATTGATACTCGTAATTTTGATAGATATTCTCGTCAAGACCAATTTCCTGATAAGATCTAGACTAAATTAAGCATTCCAGGGCTAATATTTATTTGGCCCACCCATATAGTATGAGTTTCACTAAACCTCGCTACGATGCCGATTCTGCTAAGGCAGATCTTAAGCAAAGCGTAATGCCAATGCAGTACAATATGTATCTTGGGGCGCATGTAAATGGAAATGTATGCAATGCCGTGCCCCCTACAAAGCATTTTTCTCAAATTGATGTTGAGTCGGATATGAAGGGACTTAATCGATTCCATCCAAGAACCATTGAAAAAATGACAAATCCTAATGGCAGTGCAAGTCAGATTGGCTCAAATAGTCTAATTTCAACATTTGATCCTCGCGCACATGTGAATCTCAATCCTGCTGTATGCCCTGATGTTAGCCGCCATTTGTTCTTTAATTCAGGAATCCAGCGCCCAACTAATCCTGGATTTGTGATGCCATCCGAAAAAATCTCGTGTTCGAGTAAATAAACTCAAAAAAATTGATATGAATATGTCTTTTAAAATGAATAGTAATTAAGATTACTATTAGCAAATACTCTATTATAGAACAGCAAGAATGTCATCAATCGCGAAGAAAGAAAATAATGTTCAGGGCCTTTCAGCAATTGGAGTCAAAAGACTTTCCAAGGAATTAAAGGATTATACACGTGATGCAAAAATATATGAAGATACATTTTCATTATCACCAATCTATGATATTGATGGAAATGTAAATCTATCAAGTTGGACTGCTGTATTAAAAGGACCAAAATGTTCTCCTTATGAAGGCGGTAAATTTACATTGGATATTAAAATGCCATCAGATTTTCCTATTTTCCCGCCAACGGTTAAAATTCAGACTCAGATTTTCCATCCTAATTTTAATGAATATGGTGCGATTTGTATTGATATTCTTAAACGCGAAACAGGGGCATGGAATCCTACATTCAGTTTACCAAAGATCATTCTAGCTATTAGTAGTCTTATGAATGATCCTAATGCAGATGATCCATTAAATGCTAGTGCTGCATCTCTATATAAGCATAATAGGGATGAATTTAATGCTAGAGCGCAGGAGGTTAATAAAAATGCCAAAAGTAATTAAATATAGCGTAAATATATAGCCATGTTTACGCGGGAAATGTATAATTCGGAAAACTATGCTGTTAGAGTAGCACAGTCAACAGAACCATTAATTTATAAAACTAATCCAGAACAAATGGCTAATTGTAGTCCTTGTGAACAACCATGGGGGCCGGTTGCAGACCGCCAACGTTATTCTGGAAGTGCCATTGGAGTAGAAAGCATTGGTCATATTACGGATGTTGAAAGTACACTCCGCCACCAATCATCAAAAATGAGAATGGGAAATGGCAGAGATCATTTTTATAACCCTCCACAAACCACTCCTTTGGCTCTTTCGCAACAATTCTGTCCTAAATTTGCACCAGAACATTCTAGAATTAGTCATCCTCGTCAAGATTATCGTGAACTGGATGGCCAGTATCGCCAAATCTTTCAGAGAGAACATGATGCAGTTGATTATATTGATCCGAGAGCAGATCTCCATACTCGTCAAATGGCAAAAGATTCTTATGTTGTAAAACTGCCACAGCCTCTTGGATTCAAACCAGATGCATCTCTTATTGCTAAAATTAAAGGAAAGAAATGTTAAAACATAATTATAAATCCAATATACAATTAATAATAATTGTATATTAACAAAAACTGTTGTATTTATTTTATAAATATATAGCAAAATCATGCTATATGTAAAACAATTTTAACCTATGGTTTCATTAAGCATGGAACTCCTTATTGCAGGCGGATTGGCCCTAGTTGGGCTTGAATTATCAGATAAGACCAATAAAATTAATTCGAAATCAAATAACAACCGAAATAGAGATAATATCTATAATTCATCACAATTAACTCGGTCAGTAAATCAATTATGGCAAAGTGCTGAAAAATATGATCGTCTTTCAAAAGATACTGCTCGCACTGGTATTGTGCCATCAAATGCAAATAGATTACCAAACCGCCATGCATGGGAAAGTAATCAAGATGATGGAGCTGGTGCATCATTTGATGCAACTGATAATTTATCAGATAATGATAGTGGTGCTGCACCAGATTGGCTTGGTACTGAGGATAAACTGCGCAATGAATCTCGATTAGATAAATCAGGAAGCTTTGATGGGGGAGATTACACAAAACAATTTAATCCTATTCGTTTTGATAATCCAAAAGGAGTTGTAGGAAGTAATGATGTGGCAAATAATATTTCTGGTAATACAATGGTTTCATCTGAGGCAGGGATGGCATTAACTGGCGGATGGAGTAATTATACTAAAAATGATATGACATATGGAGTTGTTTCACCTGCTGAATTAAAACAATTCAAGAAAACTCAATTAGTACCATATTTCGCTGCTAAAACTTATGGTGGAGGTGGCGATGATAAAAGGCGAGATGGAAATATGAAAGGAAGATTAGAATTATTTACTGGAGCTAATGAACTTAAGCCATCAAAGGTAGAAGTCCTGCCTTTATTCAATCCAGTTAAAAATTCTGGTAACGTTTTTGGTACACCTGTAATGACAGAATGGGAAACAGACAGATATTATGTTTCAGGTAGACGTGATGGAGAAAAACCTTTTGAGCCAATTAAAGATACACCCGGCCTTGATCTTGATTATACTACTAAAGCTACAGGGGCTCTTGCACCGTCATATGATTATCGTCCTATGCCAAAAACAATTGATCAGATAAGATTGGCAAATAAACAACAAGTTACTTATACTGCTCCAGTAATCCCTGGTCAAAAAGGTTCTACTCGAGGTGTTCAAGCTCCTGTAAATAAGTACCGTCCCTATCGCATAGCTGCAAATGACCATAAAAATCTACCAAAGAATAGTTTTATTAATACTGCTCCCAAAACCAGAGAAGTTTATAATCTTGGAAAGACTCTCCGCGAGGATACACATGTTTATCATGCCGGAACTCCAAATGCTGTTATTTCAAGTTTGGGTGATAATGGTTCTTATAATTTACGCGGAAAGGTTCAAGAAACAACAAGAATTAAATTGGATGGTTATGATCTTGGCCCAGCAACACAAAAAGGAGGTGGAGGAATTAGAAGAGAAAACCACCAACTTTATGATAATAAAAGAATGGAAACTGAGAAAACGCAGTCTATTGGTGCGGCCGGAAATCAGAGTAGAGGTAATAAAGCATTTGATCCAACTGATATTCAAGCTCCAACTATTCGCCAAATGACATCTGTTGATACTGGAGCTTATGCAGCTAGAGGGGGTGGGTATAATCAAATTGCGACACAATATAATGATGCTGCTAAAGAAACTGTTCGCCAAACCTTACAACAACAGTTACAGCTTGGAACAGCTGGCGGTGCACAATTTCACGGCCAATCATATAATCCATTGGATGTACCATTAACAACTGGTAGAGAATTATTAGAAAATAATACTTATAATGGAGCAGTTGGTAATAGTGTTGGTACGATGCCAGCCAGCTGGAATCCATTAGCTATTAATTTTAAAGAAACAACCATGCAACCACAAATCGGTGTGGGATTTGCAGGACCTGATGGAGGTTGGGCAAAAACAGATCTTATTCTTGATCCGACAATGCGTCAAATGACAGCTAATCATTTACCTGGCGCCCCCGCACAATCTGGGAAAATGGGAGGTTATGGTGCTAATCCTCAACAATCATTTATTACGAATCGTCAAATTACTGAAGGTACTAGTCAACTTGGAGGAACTACTCAGGGATCAAGGCAAGGAGGTTATACAGCAAATCCTCAACAGATGCCAACAACACTAAAAGAATTAGTTGAATGTACTCATATGATTGCTAATGCATCCCAAGCAGGACAGCAAGGTGGTTATGGTGCAAATCCTCAACAAGCATTTAATACTCTCAGACAAACAATGAGTGGCACCCAGCAAATTCAGGGAGCTGGAAATGCTGGACAGTATGGTGGCTATAATTCTAATCCTCAACAATCAGTTAATACTTTGCGCCAAGAGTATGAGAATACCAGTAAATTAAATGGTGCTGGTAATGCTGGGCAATATGGTGGATATAATTCTAATCCTCAACAATCAGTTAACACTCTGCGTCAAGAATATGAAAATACTAGTAAGTTAAATGGTGCTGGTAATGCTGGCCAATATGGTGGATATGGTGCCAATCCCCAACAATCATTTGATACTTTACGACAAGAGTATGAGAATACATGTAAATTAAATGGTGCTGGTAATGCTGGCCAGTATGGAGGATATAATGCTAATCCTCAACAATCAATTAACACTTTGCGCCAAGAGTATGAAAATACTAATAAATTAAATGGTGCTGGTAATGCAGGACAGTATGGCGGATACGGTTCGAATCCTCAACAATCATTTGATACATTGCGCCAAGAATATGAGAATACTTTACAATTAGGAGGAACTACGCCGGCAGTTGGTGCTGGAGGATATGGAGCAAATCCAACTGTTATGCAACCAACTATTCGCCAAGGAACACTGGTCGAAAGATGGGGTGGTGGTAATAATCAAGTTGATAAACATGTTCCATATATTAGCTATTATCAGGCTGATACTGCTGATAAAACATTAATTGGGAGACCGATTGCAGGTAATATCAATGTTGGTTATAATAATGATTTTACACAACAGAGATTGCGCTCCTCTCAGTCAAATTCAGCAAGATTAGAAGGAGGTGGTTCTGCAAATCCAAATTATTCTAATGGAATGGGTAATTGGACCCGCAACGGCACAACTATTCCACAGGAAAGTGTTCGCCTCGATCCAACTATGATTGATCAACTTAATAACAATCCTTACAATATTCCTAGACAATATTCTGATAATGAATTTGGAAGACAGGAAGGTTATTCACATAATCAATATCCTGATAATATGCCATTTACCCAATTATAAATAATTGAAATCATATCTACTTGAGAATTATTATAACTATAGTAATTATCAAGTACACCTGCACAACTGTCATCATGTCAGATTATATCGAAGTTATTGGCTTATCAATGATCGCATTTGGATTGTGTATTTTATGGATATGTTGTTGCACTAGTCGTTCATATCCATATATTTGCATTCCATGTTATAAACATTGTATTGAAGAGGAGATAATACCAATTAGCATTAATTCTCCATCTGTAACTGTAATTGAGATTGAATCAGCAACAGTAACTCCAAGACATTCATTTTAAATATAATAAATTATTACATTTAATGGTAAATATACCAAAAAAATTGATTTCATTATCAATTAACAATATGATATCAATAGTATAAGAGTACCTCTAAAACATTCATTCTTTGACAGAAACCATGCAATTCATTATTCCATACATTATATTCCTTGGTATCTTTTTATGGATTGCTGTTATTATTATGTTATACAATTGCTTATTAAATAATACTAGACAGAATAATTCAAATATTATAATAAATGATATGATCATATTTGAAATCATATCGCAGTTAGCAAATGAAAGTGAAGATGAAAACCATATGTATAATGCTGTATAATTCAAATGCATTACATTATATTAATTGTATGTAATTATTACAAAATTTTAAAAGGATTTGGTAGATATTGTTTGAATAAAATAAGAATTAATCGATTAAAAAGAGTGAGATGAATCCATGGAGAATTGTTATGTATGCCTTTAAAAGGCAGTTATTCATGTGGACAGGATTATCATAAAATGGTAAGTTATTTTATGAGTATGTAAAAATTGATCTTACTTGATAGTTATAAAATAACAATAAAAGAATATCACTAGTCGTCAGTCTTGTATTGAACTGCTATAAATATCTTAATTTTATATATTATATTTATTATTGTATTTTGTCGGATATCAGTATTATTTATAATGAGACACAAGGAAAATCAAATATTATAATAATTGCAAAAAATATATTGCAATTAGCAATAGAAAGTAAAAATAATATAGCAAGTATTGTACGATGTTGTTTAATTCAGAAAGATCATTATTATATTTTATATTATTCTTATTTGTTTGTTTAGACATAATTCTCTTTTTTATATGTTGTGCGTACTATCGCTCAAATGCACCTGTAGCAGCAGAAGAAATAATGCATAATAATATTGTACCAGAACCTGTCACTGCTCGTTTTTCTTTATCTGAAGAAAATGTAGTAATGGAAATCAATACATTATGAAAAATTAAAAGCTTATAATAATTGGATAATATTAAATTTATAGTAGAAAAAGTGCATCATAATATACTTTTAATTCTAAACAAAATAACAATGAAGACTGATTTTTGTGGAAATATACGATGGTATAATAATGATGGCGAACTACATCGCATTGGTAGTTTACCAACCATTGAATATTCTGGCGGTTATAAAGCCTGGTACATTTATAATAAATATTATGTACGCAAGCAAATAATTAATATTTACAAAATCTTAAAAGGATTTAGTAGGTATTGTTTTAGGAAGATCAGAATGAGAAAATTAAGCAGATTAAGATATATTCATGACGAACTGTTATGTATGCCAGCTAAAGGCAGTTGTCCGGGTGGAGAGGATTATCATAAAATGGTAAGTTATTTTATGAGTGTGTAAAAAATTGATATATTTTGTTATAGTTAATTTATATAGTACATAATAGAAGAATATCTAAATACAATATGACTATGACAATGAAAGCTAATTTTATTATAACTAAAAGATGGTATAATATAAAAGGAGAATTACATCGCGATAATGATTTATCTGCCGTAGAATGGTTGAATGGAAATAAATTTTGGTATGTAAATGGAGAATTGCATCGAGATAATGATTTACCTGCAACTGAATACGTCAATGGAACTAAATGCTGGTATTTAAATGGTAGACGTCATCGAAATAATGATTTACCTGCAATTGAATATGCTAATGGTAGTAAAGAATGGTGGATAAATGGAAAAAAACATCGAGATAATGATTTACCTGCCATCGAATATGTATACGATGATAAAGAATGGTATGTAAATGGATTAAGGCATCGTCTTGGTGGATTACCTGCTATAGAATATGCAAGTGGAAATAAATTCTGGTGCATTTATGGTAAATATTACTTATATGCGCGAGTAATTAATTATTACAAAACATTAACAATATTTGGTAGATATTGTTTGAAGAAAATCAGAATGAGAAAATTAAGCAGATTAAGATATATTCATGGCGAACTGTTATGTATGCCAGCTAAAGGCAGTTATCTAGGTGGACAGGATTATCATCAAATGGTAAGTTATTTTATGAATATGTGAAAAATTGATTGTTATATTGTTTAATTGTTCTAATATAAGATTAAGTTAATAATACATAAGAAATACACTCTTTTCAATCCAATACAAAATGACAATGGAAACAGACAAATATGGTACTAAATGGTGGTATTATAATGTAAATGGAGAAATACATTGCGATAATGGTTTACCTTGGTGTAGAATTTGTAGATGGTGATAAATCTTGGTACATATATGACAAATATTATTCATATGAACAAATATGTAATTATTACAAAATCTTAAAAGGATTTAGTAGGTATTGTTTTAGGAAAATCAGAATGAGACGATTAAGAAAAGTAAGATGGATTCGTGGAGAGTTGTTATGTATGCCGGTAAAAGGCAGTTATCCTGGTGGTCAGGCTTATCATAAAATGGTAAGTTAATTTATGAGTATGTAAAAAATTGAAATGTAAAGTTATTTAGTTATAATTAATAGTGCTAAGAATAATATGTAAGAACACTCTTTTAATTCAAAGCATAGATGACAATGAAAAGTGATGCAGGTGAAACTAAATCATGGTATAATGAAACTGGGGAACTGCATCGTGATAATGGTTTGCCTGCTGTAGAACATGCCAATGGAGATAAATATTGATATGTAAATGGTAAACTGCATCGCGATAATGATTTGCCTGCCAAAGAATATGCAATTGGAACTAAATCTTGGTTTGTAAATGGATTGTGTCACAGAGATAATGATTTGCCTGCAATTGAAACTGTATTTGGAACTAAAACTTGGTTTGTAAATGGATTGTGTCACAGAGATAATGATTTGCCTGCAATTGAAACTGTATTTGGAACTAAAACTTGGTTTGTAAATGGATTGTGTCACAGAGATAATGATTTGCCTGCAATTGAAACTGTATTTGGAACTAAAACTTGGTTTGTAAATGATAAAATACATCGTCTAGGCAGATTGCCTGCATTTGAATATGCGAGTGGTCATAAAGAATGGTACATCTATCATAAACGCTACACTTATGAGCAAGTATGTAATTATTACAAAATCTTAAAAAGATTTGGTAGATATTGTTTGAAAAAGATCAAAATGAAAAGATTAAAAAAAGTTAAATTAATTCATGGTGAATTGTTGTGTATGCCTGTAAAAGGTAGTTATCCAGGTGGTCTAGATTATCATAAGATGGTAAATTATTTTACGAATATGTAAAAAATTGATTGATATATTGTTTATATATAATTAAGTTATTGGTATAACTATAATATTGGAAACAAGTTATGATGTGCACAATTGATAAAAAAGGTAACAGTACATGGAAAAATGAGAATGGAAAACTCCACCGAGATAATGATTTACCTGCAATTATAAAAATAAATGGCAATAAACAATGGTATATAAATGGAAAACGGCATCGAGATAATGGATTACCTGCTATTGAAAAAGCAAATGGTGATAAACAATGGTATGTAAATGGAATGTATAACAGAGATAATGATTTACCTGCTAAAGAATATACCAATGGAAATAAATTTTGGTGCATAAATGGAAAATATCATCGTGATAATGATTTACCTGCTATTAAATGGCGCGATGGAACTAAATATTGGTATAAAAATGGAAAACTGCATCGTGACAACGATTTACCTGCTACCGAATATGCAAATGACGATAAACATTGGTTTGTAAATGGATAATTGCATCGTCTTGGTGGTTTAGCTGCTATAGAACATAATGATGGTCGTAAATTATGGTATATTTATGGCAAACAATATACATATGATGAAGTAATTAATTATTACAAAATATTAAAAAACTTTTTTAGATATTGTCTCAAGAAGATTAGAATTAGAAGATTAGGAAGACTTAGATGGATTCATGGAGAACTATTATGTATGCCACTAAAAGGTAGTTATCCCGGTGGCCAGGATTATCATAAAATGGTAAGTTATTTTATGAGTATGTAAAAAATTGATTGTTATATTGCTTGAATAAACTGTAATAATAGTAAGTTAATAGTATACAAGAAAGTACACAGTTTCAATACAAAATAAAAGATGACAATGAAAACTGATGCAGATGGAACTAAATCATGGTATAATGCAAATGGAGAACTACATCGCGATAATGGTTTGCCAGCATTAGAAGAAGCAGATGGCGATAAATTTTGGTATGTAAATGGAGAAATACATCGTGATAATGATTTACCTGCTATTGTTTATGCAAGTGGTAATAAGGAATGGTATGTAAATGGATTACTACACCGTGACAATGGTTTACCTGCTGTCGAAGGTGCAGATGGAACTAAATTTTGGTATGTAAATAGATTACTACACCGTGACAATGGTTTACCTGCTGTCGAAGGTGCAGATGGAACTAAATATTGGTATGTAAATGGAAAATGTCATAGATTAAGTGGCTTACCTGCAATTGAATGTGCAAATGGAAATAAATATTGGTTCGTTAATAATAAATATTACGCATATGAACAAGTATGTAATTATTACAACACATTAACAATATTTGGTAGATATTGTTTGAAGAAGATCAGAATGAAAAGATTGAAAAGAGTAAAGTTGATTCATGGAGAACTATTATGTATGCCATCAAAAGGAAGTTATCCAGGTGGACAGGATTATCATCAAATGGTAAGTTATTTTATGAATATATAGGTTTAAATTCTTACTAAGAATTAGTATGAATAGTTTAGATTTAACCGCACTGTTGATTTTGGTTATTGGATTTATAACAGTATTTTGTATATTGATTCCATCTGAGGAACAGCCAAGAAGAAGTTTTGTTATTAGTGAAACATACATACCAATGACTTTCAAGAAAAGAATGAACTTTAATACAGGAAATTCAAATAAAAGGCACATGCAAAATCGTAAAAGACCGTCATATTTTAGAAAACATCGCCATTGAATACTGTAATATCTTAAATACAATCAGTATAGATAATGACAATTAGTGATATTTTGCTTATTTTAAGTTTAACTGCGCTTGTATTTATTATTATTATGCGAAATCTATCAAAAAATAATAAAATTAATGATGATGTTAGTGAAAGTGTTAATAATGATGAAAGTGAGAATAGTGAAGATGATACTAATGATACTGAGGATGATGGCGAATTAACAGCATTTGATAAGAGTGTGTGGCGGCCTATTATTGAGAGACCATGGAGAAATGAGATGATTGATGACGGAATGCCAAATTATCGTGACGCGTGGAAAAATTATTAGGATATTAAATTAATAATGTGAATTTTATACTCACATTATAGTTATGAATTTTATTGCCGCGGTTTGTATTTTAATTTTGATTATATGGATGAGTCTTTGTAATAATCGTAGAAGAAAGCAATTCGCGTTTGAAGAATGGATTGAATGTGCTAATTTAATGATTACTTTTCACAAATCGCGAGATAGAATGGTTTATGAGCGTATACTAAAATTACATCGCAATCGTGATTTAGAACCCCAGAAAGATCATATGTTGCGTATTTGGTTGCGAAGAGTATTAGAACATAATCCGCGATTCCATACTGGATCATATGATGAAATTGCTATAATGCAATCCGAAACATTATACTCATATCTACCAACAATAATTTCATTATATAAAAATGCATTAGTTTTACAACAAGAAGTTATTGATGGAATTAATGAAACCACAATTCAGTACGGAGCAACTGGTTCTCAAAAATACAGAGATTATCTTGTTGATGCAGTAAATAATTTATCTGGAAACTTGCAATCTCATTGTATAGTTCAACTGGCACATATCTCATAAACTTGTAAATTTAGAGAATTTTTAGAATTTATGGAAGAAGTAATCTCTTTTGCTTGAAAGGATCTGGTAGTTTTTTAATAAATTGTTGTAGTTTATTTGATTCAAGAAGAATGGTATCAGTCTTAATGAGTACAATACTATGGCCATATTCATTGATTTTATTGACAATGAAGCGATAAGTTGCCTCAATGTGTTCAATACATCCGCCACCAGTGATAATAGCTGCACCTGATTCAAATATAAATATGGATACTTTTTTCTTTACACTTTCTCCATCATCATCGATATCACCATTGGCGTAGTAATATTTGATATTTACAGCCGAATGCATGCATGGTTGGTAGGTAGATCTGATGCCCTCTGCTAAGAGTTTTCGATGTAATTTAATACGATCAAATTTGCAATTTGCTCGAAAATTAGTATTAATAAGGTCTACTTTGATATTAAAAACTCTAAGATTTGAGATGTTTGTAACAAACGGCTTTGGGCGAATAGTACCATCTAGTATGACTCCTTTAATTCTTTTAAATTCATAGAATAGTTTACCCATAATCGAAACAAAATCCTTTACATCTTTGACACCAGTCATTTGTAAAGATCCATTCCTAAAAAGCTTCAGATTAATAGGTTTATTATCTGAACCCGGATCTATCTCAATAGTAGTCTGATTATAAAATCTTTTTCCCCCAGTTTTATTTGTTTTCTTAGGTGGATGGATGCTCCTCTGATATCCGGGATTTGAACCAAATCTGATGTTATCGATTCCGCCCTCAGTTAGATCGATATAGTATGCTACGTTTTTTCTATTAATTTTGGTACCAATACAGCATGTCATTGTCATTGTTGAAATAGTTAATCTTTTTGGTAATGTATCCATTGGTAAAGCTTTATTGAGACTCCTCATATCGATCTTTATAGTATGATCAGTTCTGGCATTAGCAAGTTGTTTCTTACGAATACTTTTACTATCTAGTTTGTCATTATCATCTTTTTTATAAAAAGATTGAGGCTTTTTAGATTTTGCAGTATCTAGTTTCATCACGTGGTTAATCAAAATGTTAAGATTATAGTAAATTGCATCAATTTTTTCTGTTAAATATTTCACGTTTAGAAAGTGGCTTAATAAAATCTGGATATAAGTATACATCAAGCAAGATGAGTTCAACTACCAAGACTAGCAGCAAACACCAATCTGGAAAATCTTCCGAATCGAGTGATCATTCTGGAAGTGGCGAGTCCTTTGTTCCCTCCAAGGGAAGTCTATCTGGAGGAAAGAAATCAAAGTCCTCTAGTTCTGACAAGAAGCACAAGTCTCTGTCTGGCGGAAAGGTTTCCAAGAAGTCATCTAGTTCGTCTAGCCAAGATGGAGGAAAGAAGAAGAAGAGTTCTACCTCCTCTAAGAAGAGTTCTACCTCGTCTAAGAAGGTTCCTAGCGCCAAGAAGGCCACTACCAAGAAGTCTAGCACCAAGAAGTCTACTAAGAAGCAGACTGGTGGAAAGCCTAAGAAGGCAGCCACTGGTGCCAAGAAGTCTACCGCTAAGAAGCAGACTGGAGGAAAGCCTAAGAAGGCTACTGGGGCTAAGAAGGCATCTGCCAAGAAGGCAACTGGTACCAAGAAGGCAACTGGTACCAAGAAGGCTACTGGAGCTAAGAAGGCAACTGCCAAGAAGGCTACTGGTGCTAAGAAGTCTACTGCCAAGAAGTCCGCTAAGAAACAGACTGGAGGTGCCAAGAAGCAAACTGGAGGAAAGCCTAAGAAGAGTGGAGTCAAGAAGAGCGCCAAGAAGACTGTTGCTCCTAAGGCCGGAAAGAAGAGTTCTACTAAGAAGTCCTCCTCTAAGAAATCCTCTAAGTAAATGTTATTAGGATATTGATCAAATTAATAAAAATATATTAATTTGAAATGAAAAATCAACTGTTAGGTTAAGGATTTTAACTATAGCATACAGTATAATGCGAGTCTTATCATGGGATGTTGGTATCAGAAATGCAGCTTATTGTTTAATGGAAAGGTATATTGACGATAAAACCGGGAAAGTTCTTTATAAGACATTATCTTGGGGATTGATTGATTTACTTGAGAGATTTGAAAGACGGTGTAAATGTGGAAGAGTTGCCATGTGGGTGACTGATACTCGTCAAAGCAATGGAGAAGAATTAGCATGGTGTGGTCAACATGTTGGTGCACAAGGTGTTATTCCATGTAAAGAGGCTGGAGCTAAGTGTATTAATTGTGGTAACAAGGCTTATATGATAGTAAAGGGAAGAAGTAAACTCAAACATTGTGTCAAACACACAACTTTACCAAAATTGCGAAGATATAAGAAAGTTTCAAGTAAAAAGTTTGCTGTTGAAAAGTTAAAGGAAGTATTAATATCAGAACTCGAACTGCGTCCGGATTTTCTTTTTGTCCAACATGTTGTTATTGAAAATCAGCCAAGTTTAACTAATCCAAAGATGAAGGCTATTTCCGAAACTTTATTTCATTGGTTTATGATTCGAGGTAAAATCGATCGCCAATTATATTTAGAATCTCTGGAAAAGGAGGCCTTGTTATTTAACACAAATAATTATGTATCGAGTTTACAATACAGATATCCAAGTGCAGTTAAGAGTGTAGAGTTTATTAGCCCGAGTGCTAAAATCCCAGATAGAAATATTACAAGAGAATTACGTAAAGCTAAAATTATGGAAATCTGTGAACAAGATATCAAAGATTCAGAATGGGAATTATTTTACAAGAAACATCCTAAAAGAGATGATTTGGCAGATTGTCATGTTCAGGCAAAGATCATATTTAGAAGATTAGGAGATGCATGCGAATGGAGGCTAGGAGATAGTGCTACTAAAAAATGGTTAAATAGCAAAAGATCATAAAAATTAAATTTCAATCATGTTGATTAAATATATTATTGCAATTAGGATAATATATCATGAAAAAACAAACAAGTATTTGTGATAAAAATGAACAAAGAGCTACATAATTGTGATAATGCATTATCTGTTATAATTGGAATTAATTCAAAAAAATATTATAAAAATGGTAAACTACATCGAGATAATGATTTACCCGCGAAAGTTGCTGATGGTTATAAAATGTGGTTTGTTGATGGAAAATGTCATCGTCTTGGCGGATTGCATGCAGTTGAATATCGTGATGGGAGTAGATTTTGGTACATCTATCACAAACGCTACACTTATGGACAAGTATATAATTATTACAAAATCTTAAAAGGATTTGGTAGACATTGTCTTAGAAAGATTAGAATGAGGCGATTAAGAAGACTTAGATGGATCCATGGGGAACTATTATGTATGCCGGCAAAAGGTAGTTATTCGGGTGGCCAGGATTATCATAAGATGGTAAGTTATTTTATGAGTATGTAAAAAATTGATTTTTATATTGTTTCAGATATAACCATACATAATAGCAAGTTATAATAAGCACATTGTAATATACTCTTTATTCACATCACAATGGCAATGAAAACTGACGCGCGAGGAAATAAGAAATGGTACAATGCAAATGGAAAATTACATCGCGATAATGATCTACCTGCTATCGAAAATGCAAATGGTGATAAGGAATGGTATGTAAATGAAAAATTACATCGTGAAAATAATTTACCAGCAATTGAAAATGCAGATGGAATCAAAGCATGGTGTGTAAATGGAAAACTACACCGTGATAATGATTTACCTGCAATTGAATGTTCGAATGGTGATAAATATTGGTATGCTGATGGAAAAATACATAGACCATGCGGCTTACATGCCATTGAATATGCATATGGTTGTAAATTATGGTTCATAAATGGAAAACGATATACATATGATGAAGTAATTAATCATTACAATATCTTAGCGAAATTTGGTAGATATTGTCTTTGGAAAATCAGAATGAGGCGATTAAGAAGAGTAAGATGGATCCATGGGGAACTATTATGCATGCCTCCAAAAGGCAGCTATCCAGGTGGCCAAGATTATCATAAGATGGTAAGTTATTTTATGAGTTTGGATAAAAATTGATTATTATATTCCTTAAATAACTATATTAATAATAAGTTAATAGTACACTGGAAAATACATTTAAATCCATCAATAGCGAAATGACAATGCAAATTGATTTTTTTAGAACTAAGAGATGGTGCAATGTAAAAGGACAACTACATCGTGATAATAATTTACCCGCTATTGAATATGCAAATGGTGGTAAATGTTGGTATGTAAATGGATTATTACATCGCGATAATAATTTACCCGCTATTGATCGTGTAAATTATGATGGATATAGCTGTGTAAATGGAAAGAGTAATCGAGATAGAAAATGGTATGTAAATGGAAAACTACATCGTGATAATGATTTACCTGCTATTGAAAATGCAAATGGTGATAAGGAATGGTATGTAAATGGAAAACTACACCGAGATAATGATTTACCAGCAATCGAATATGCAAGTGGGAGTAGAAATTGGTATGTAAATGGAAAATTGCATCGCGATAATGATTTGCCCGCGATTGAATATGCAGATGGTGATAAATATTGGTATGTAAATGGATTATTACATAGAGATAATGATCTACCTTCTATCGAAAGAACAAGTGGTAATAAATATTGGTATGTAAATGGATATCTCCATCGTCTCGGAGGTTTGCCTACCATAGAGTGGCATGGGAAAGGTAAACGTTGGAATATTTATGATAATGAATACACATATGAGCAAGTATGTAATTATTACAAAATTCTAAAAAATTTTGGTAGGTATTGTCTTAGGAAAATCAGAATGAATAGACTAAGGCATCTAAGATGGATTCATGGAGAACTGTTGTGTATGCCGCCAAAAGGTAGTTATCTCGGTGGACAGGATTACCTTAATATGGTAAATTATTTTATGAGTATGTAAAAATTGATTGTTATATTGCTTAGTTTAATTATAAGTAAGATTAAGTTAATAGTACATTCAAGTACATTTTTTATTAAAGCCATCAATAGCGAAATGACAATGCAAATTGATATTCATGGAAATAAAAGATAGCATAATCATAAAAATGGACATCAACAAAGAGATAATGATTTACCTGCTATTGAATATGCAAATGGTAATAAATATTGGTTTGTAAATGGACACAGATATCTACATAGATATAATGATTTACCAGCAATTGAATCTCCAAATGGGGATAAATGTTGGTATGTAAATAGATTACATTATCGGCTTGATGGTTTATACCTGCTGTTAAATGTGGTAATAGTTATAAACAATGGTGGATTTATGGAAAACAATACACATACAATCAAGTAATTAGTTATTATGAAATCTTAGCAAGATTTGGTAAATAATGTTTGAGGAAGATCCGAATGAATCAATTAAGGAGACTTAGATGGATTCATAGAGAACTATTATGTATGTCCCCTAAATGCAGTTATTCAGGTGGCAAAAGGATTATCATCAGATGGTAAGTTATTTTATGAATATGTAAAAAATTGATATGTTAAATATTTCATTATATAGTTATGGTTATTAGTATAACTATAATATTTGAAACAAGTTATGATGTGCACGACTGATAAAAAAGGTAATAATACATGGAAAAATGAATATGGAAAACTCCATCGGGACAATGATTTACCAGCAATAGAAAAAGTAAATGGTAATAAACAATGGTATATAAATGGGAAACATCACCGAGATAATGATTTACCTGCCATTGAATATGCATCTGGAACCAAAGAATGGTATGTAAATGGAAAACATCATCGAGATAATGGTTTACCAGCTATTGAAAAAGCTCATGGCGATAAAGAATGGTATGTCAATAATAAGCTACACAGAGATAATGATTTACCTGCCATTGAATATGCATCTGGAACTAAAGAATGGTATGTAAATGGAGTACTACATAGAGATAATGATTTACCTGCTATCGAACGTGCATCTGGAACTAAAGAATGGTATGTAAATGGAGTACTACATAGAGATAATGATTTACCTGCTATCGAACGTGCAAATGGTGAAAAAAAATGGTATGTAAATGGAGAACTGCACAGAGATAATGGTTTACCGGCTATTGAAAGAGCATATGGTAATAAACAATGGTATGTAAATGGATTACGTCATCGACTCGGTGGTTTACCTGCGATTGAATATGCAGATAGAAATAAAGAATGGTATATTTATGATAAAAGATACAGTTATGACCAAGTACTTAATTATTACAGAATTTTAAAAGGATTTGGTAGATACTGTTTGAAGAAGATCAGAATGAGAAAACTAAGACGTCTTAGATGGATTCATGGAGAATTATTATGTATGCCTCCAAAAGGCAGTTATCCAGGTGGCAAAGATTATCATCAGATAGTAAGTTATTTTATGAGTATGTAAAAAAATTGATTATTATATTGCTTGAATTATTGTATAATTAATAAGTTTCAGTATGTTCAATTAAGTACAATTCGCAGTTCTCAGCAACATGGCTTATATGAAGATTAGTGGCACAAATACGAAATACTGGTTTAATGCAAATGGAAAATTGCACAGGGATGATGATTTACCTGCAATAGAGCATGCAATTGGAGATAAAGAATGGTATGTAAATGGAAAGCCTCATGGAGATAATGGTTTACTAGCAATTGAATATGGAAATGGCACTAAAATTTTGTACATTAATGAAAAAGTGCATCGTGATAATGATTTATCAGCTACAGAACGCACAAATGGCACTAAAATTTGGTACATTAATGGAAAAGTGCATCGCGATAATGATTTACCTGCTATAATAACTGCAGAAGGTGATAAAGAATATTATGTAAATGATCAATTACATCGAGATAATGATTTACCTGCTATTGAAAGAGCAGATGGAAGTAAATATTGGTATGTAAATGGAGAATATCATCGCAAAAACGATTTGCCTGCTGTAGAATATGCAGATGGCGGTAAAGAATGGTATGTAAATGGATTGCACAATCGTGGCAATGATTTACCTGCTATTGAATGTGCAAATGGTAATAAAGCATGGCTTGTAAATGATATTTGCCATCGTGTCAATGGTTTACCTGCAATAGAATGTGTAAATGGAAATAAACAATGGTGGATTTATGGAAAACAGTATTCATATGAACAAGTAATTAATTACTACAAAATATTAACAATATTTGGTAGATATTGTTTGAAGAAGATTAGAATGAAAAGATTAAAAAGAGTAAAGTTGATTCATGGAGAACTATTATGTATGCCTCCAAAAGGTAGTTATCCTGGTGGTAAAGATTATCATAAAATGGTAAGTTATTTTATGAGTATGTAAAAAATTGATAGTTAATCATTAATATAAATAATATTAATAAATCAAAAATAATGGCTTATACAACTATTAACGACGCTGGTACAAAATACTGGCATAATGCAGGTGGACAAATACAGCATGATAATGATTTGCCTGCAGTAGAGCGTGAAAATAAAGGTTGGTTTGTAAATGGAGAACAATATCGCATAAATGACTTACCAAGCATTAAATACGGTAATGGAAATAAAGCTTTGGTTATTGATAAAAAACTGCATCGAAATAATGGTTTACCTGCTTCTGAATTTGCCGATGGGCATAAAGAATAGTATGTGAATGGAAAACAGCATCGCGATAATGATTTACCTGCTGTTGTATTTGCGAATGGCGAAAAACAATGGTTTAATAATGGAAAATTTCATCGAAATAGTGGTTTACCTACCGTTGAATGTATAAATGGAGATAAATGTTGGCATGTAAATGGATTATGTCATCGACTTGGTGGTTTGCCTGCAATTGAAGATATACATGGTTATAAAGAATAGTGGCTTTATGATAAACATTATACATATAAGCGAATAATTAATTATTACAAAACCTTAACAAGATTTGGTAGATATTGTTTGAAGATTAGAATGAGACACCTAAAACGTCTTAAATGGATTCATGGCGAGTTATTGTACATGCCAGTAAAAGGTAGTTATCCTGGTGGTCAGGATTATCATAAAATGGTAAGTTATTTTATGAGTATGTGAAAAAATTGATTGTTAATTTATAATAGTAATTACAAGTTTTTATAGTATTAATAAACAAAGAAATGACAGGCATTACTGAACTTGAATATAATAACTCACTTAATCCTGAAATTATGGCAAGAAGATTCTATAATAAAGTTGTCGAACTTACTAGAAATAATAATATTGAAGGTTTAAGAATATTCATTGCCGATATTCGCCAAATTAATAATGATATGGCAGTATTAGCTGAAAATATCTCAAGAAACATAATTGCAAGAGCATCTCGTCATTAATACAATAAGTACTAAGATTTACTCTCCTAGACTATCACCTGCGAGAAATATAAGGACCTTTCATCTAATAACACATCCAGTTTATTTAATACACATCATTACTAAAAGTGTTATTTATAATTAATAATAGAATCAAATATAAGATTATATAATTTATAAATAAAATATCTCAATTAAACTTCTTCATCATCACTATCTGGTGCATTATTCTTATTGACTCGTAATTTCATACTGCGTTCTAACGAGGATTGATTATTAAGTGGAGTTTCTCGCTTTAACACTAATGCCTCATCATTTCGCGTTAGTCCAAATTGATCAGATTCCAATACAGTTACAATAGGAATAACACTTGATGGTAAAGGACGATAACTACGTTTACCGGTTCCATTTAGCTTTCTGTACTCAGAAACTGTATAATTACCTCCAAATTTCTTCATTAATCGTGGTGAACTGGCCGGTTTCACAATAGTAGGCTGTCCTCTACGAATAGTTTCCATTCTATCAATTAAAGTTTTTCTCTTCCAAATATCTTTATCATTCAAAAAGTATAAATTATATGCCGCAGAACATTCAGCAGAACAGAAATAGTCTGTCATTCGAACAACATCACCTACCATACATTGTGGTAACATGGTAGGCTCCCATTCAAAACCCTCAGTGCACCAATCACATACTCTTCCCGGCATATTGCGAAATCTAATAGTTTTACCAGTTTTATCAATTGCTGGAATTGTGAGGGCAATTCTATCTGGTTCGTCATCAATTGATGCACCCTTCAAGCGTTTTTTCATTTCCCTAATATTCTTTTGATATTTAGGACAATTAGGACATACTTGATCAACATCGCGAGTTTCTGCTTTTGGAATTGGTTTTAAATTATTATTATTACTAGCTTCTCTGCCCTTTAATAATTGTTTAATTTTCTTTTCAGAAATTGGAACTTCCATAACAAGTGTTTCTCTTAGACTATCATTATCTGATTCGCTATCTGATAATGACTCAGAGTCAGATTCTGATACTTGACGCCTTTTAGAACTTTTACTCTCAGATTTTTTATTAGTGCTCACTTTAGCCTTTCCTCTGGGAGCTGGTTTTCGTGAACTCATATTGTTATTTGTCGTGTTAATGAATAAACAAGACAAAACTCTTATATCGATTTGGGTATTTAATACTAGATTTAAAGACATTTTAGCGAATCTGTTCGGTATCAATTTTTGCGGTCCTTTTTCTACCCTTTGAGCCACGAGAATTACCAGTATTTGACGATCTAGCAGATTTATTACGAGCACTACTACTAGTACTGCTGCTAGTATCAGATTCAGAGCTACTTACCCTCTTATTGTGCTTGCTGCGGGTACTGCGTCTCTCCTCCTCAGGTTCAGGTGAATCAGTTACAGTTTCTTCAGTTTCGGATTGTTCCTCTGTACTTTCACGGCGTTTATTATGTCTACCAGAACTATTTCCGATAATCTTATCCTGTTCCCGCATGATAGAACTATGACGATTTCTTGTTTCGTCGAGAGATGCATTGGCTAAGAAATTATCTAATCTGCGAGAATCGGCAGTTGGTGCAGTAAATCTAGAGAAATTTGCATCTAAGTGATTATTTTTGGGAGGGGGAGTTGCAGTTGGCGGATTAATAGGTTGATTGGCTGCAGTATTTTGACGATCATATAATGATAATTTTTCAAGAATCTTATTTGAACTATTACTGAGAGATGCAACTCGTTTTCCAAGTTCCGCATTTTCTTTGAGCAGATCATCATATGATGGGCGTCCTGGATTTCCAGCAATCTTTTGTTGTGAGTTATTAAGATTCATTGCAGCCATCTGTAATTTAACTTGGTCACTAATTTGTTTATTAATGCGCGCCTTTTCGGCTTCAGCACTTTCGGTACGAGAATTATTAATATGATGCGAGCTAAGAGTATTGCTTAATGCAAATCCTAGACGGACTACCGGATGAATCATCTTATCATCTTTATGATACATCTCATAGAAATCTCCCCAAATATCACGATATTCATCTCTCTCTGCATTAACTGCCTTGGAAACACCATCCAGTTTAAATCCAAATGGGTCATAATTGTGATTTGCAAATTCAATAATATTAATACCGCCAGTAAATCCTTGATCGTACATTCCTACAATAACTTGTTTATTACGAATAGAAAAATGGATATTATATTCTCTCTCCATAGTTTCCAAATCGCTATTCATGTTATACTCTTGAGATAGTGTAACTCCGCGATTTTGGAGATCATTTAGTTTGGCAAGAATGGCAAATTTAGCCATCTTAATTTCTTGAGATGTCCTTGATCTTTGTGTGCCATTATTCTCATTATCCTCATAATGATTATTTTGTTTTTGATGATGCCCATTATCATCTCTTCTTCCAGTAGACTGCCCAGTCGACTTATAGTTGCCATGATTACCTCCAGTACCAGTTGTTTGACCAGTTGGTTTTGCTGCTTGTGGCCTAGTTAGAGATGCAAGAACAGGATTTTCTACTGCACTATCCTCATCAGAATCACCAGAACTAGAACTATTACCAGATGAACCTGTCGAACTGCCTGCAGATGCCATCTGACCAATAGCTGCCCCACCATCCATAACAGGTGCAACTTCTGCTGATAAAATACCGGTTCCCTGGTCACTTTCACTACCCTCTTCCAATGTTTCCATTTCTTTGGCAAATGCATCCTGATTAGGATGTTGTAACATTTTCCCACCATTTTGGATCATATTCCAATACATATCTCCGCTTTCGCTGAATCCATCAAGTGCTTTACTCGATTTTTTCTCATTATTGGGCTGAGTTGTCATAATTATAGTTGTGTGGGAAAAGATAGTTGGCTATTAACATGCATTTCTATATATCATAAATTTTGATTCATTTGTTATCTGTTGGAATTGTTCTAATAATTAAGAGAACTGCGAAAGAAATCAATACAGAAATTGCAAAATTAGAACATTCCTTATAAGTTACTATCAACATAATTAAAAATTGTACAATAGGAGATCGAAATATGGCCATTATCTTTTTTGATGGATTTGGTACTATTTTAGTCATATAAAGTACAAAGAGGAGCCAAAATACCCCTGATAAGATAGATGATATTGAGATTTCGGACATATATAGTTATTCGCACATAATTTTCCACAAAATCACGGTTACATTGACAATAATAATTATTTCGCATTTGAAATCAAATAAGCATGAGTTATGCCCCAATTGATGAAGCATGGCCACAAACAGAGACAGAGGATGAATATCCTGCAACTTATGCAGTATATGGAGGTTTGCGCCCCGAATTAAACCGTCCCGTGGATAATGAGGGAATTGTATCTGGGCCAGTTGGATTTGGAAGAGGAAGTATTTGTCCAAATAGTTCTCTTAATGAAAGTGATACATTTAGTCAGAAAGCAACTCCAGTATCAAGACAAATGCACAATACTCGAAAATCTCGCAGAACCCCCCCTTCTATTGTATTGCCAGAATCAGATTACTCTATTCAACAAAGAAGAAGGAGTCATAGTCACTCAAGACTCGAACACCCAAATCATTTTCTCCACAACGAATCACCAATGATTCCCCACGAATGCTCATGTTATCAGCAGATGTATTTACAACCAAATGGAATATTTTGGTGGTTGGATAGTCGCGACGCATTCATTATTATTGGAGGGTTGGTCTTATTGACTCTAGTTGGTATTCTTATTAAACGTAGTTAGTCTAGATTCATAGTAAGATTTTGGAGGAGATAACTAAGTAAACATGTGGACAAGAAAATCTTTACAACCTCAATATGATATTTCGATTACAATACCAGACTCATTAATAAAATTATTAATGTTAATACCAGATCGCAAAATATCTCAGCCACCAAAAACACTTGTATTAAGTGGCGGATCCACTAAAGGCACAGCGCATTTAGGAGCAGTTAAAGCATTAGACGAATTAGGTTATCTTAAAGGTATTAAACGTTTCGTTGGTGTTTCGATTGGAGGATTAATTGCGAGTTTATTAGCAATTGGTTATTCATACAAGGATTTGTATAATAAAATAATGGATTTAGATTTTTCAACAATGCAAGAAATATCCCCAAGTCAAATATTTGATATTTTTGGAGTAGATAAAGGAGATCGTTTTGTAAATCTTATTCGAGAATTAATAAGAGTTAAATGTAATCCGGATATTACATTATCTCAAGTACATAAATTAACTGGACATTCCATTCATGTTCTTGCGAGTTGTGTAAATAATTGCAGATTAACATTATTTAATAGAACAACATTTCCAGATATTCCGCTGTGGAAAGCTATAAGAATCACAACATCAATCCCTGGTTTATTTGCACCAATGATGCATAATGGATTAATGTATGTCGATGGAGCATGTATTGATAATTTTCCCATAAATATTTTCAATTCAAATAAAACATTAGGAGTCTTTTTAAGAGTTTTGAATAATTCAATTGAGATTAAAAATTTAGAGGATTATGTTGCTCAAATGTTTATAATGATGATGTCAAATACATCTAAATCAGAAAACTCTTATCCAGAAAAAACAGTATTCATCCATTTACCTTTTATTAATAATTTTGATTTTAAAATGTCAAAAGAAATTAAACAAATCTTAATTGATACTGGTTACCGTAGCACCATTGAACATTTTATTCAAAATATTTAAAACAAAAACTATAACATTATTAAAAATAATTTTAAAAATAGAATTTCTGAAAAAGAATAATATAATAGAAAAATGATAAATACATACATCTAAGTATATTATTAATATCAAATCATTTAGAATTTGCTAAATGTTGTTTATATTAAATGAAACTTTCAAGATGCCAAGATTATCATAAAATGGTAAGTTATTTTATGAGTATGAAAAATTGAATTTCGAAATGCTTGGTTAAACTGTAATAAGTTAATATAAGTAAGTATGTCTCGAAAAGTACACTCTCTATATCTTATCAACCTAAAAAATGACAAGCAGAACTAATGAACTATTGTATAATGCAAATGGTGATAAAATATGGTATATAAATAATAAATTGCATCGAGACAATTGATTTACCCGCCATTGAAAATGTAAATGGAAGTAAATGTTGGTATTCGGAAGGAAAAAGACATCGTCTTGCTGCATTGCCTGCCATTGAATATACAGATGGTGACAAAGTATGGTATATTTATGGTAAACAATACACATATGAGCAAGTATGTAATTATTACAAAACCTTAACAAGATTTGGTAGATATTGTTTGAAGAAAATAAGAATGAGACGATTAAGGAACTCAAGATGGATCCATGGAGAGCTATTATGCATGCCGGCAAAAGGTAGTTATCCGGGAGGCCAGGACTATCATCAAATGGTAAGTTATTTTATGAGTATATAAAGTTATTCAAAAAGATATTTTATATCTTTTTAATCATATTAAAAATTTAGTGTTTATTTAACCACGAGTCGCACGAGGGCGATCTTGAATACTAGGAGGAGGAACTACAACTGCAGGATGTTGTAAATTACCAGAGTTACTACGAGCTGGTTGTTGTGCATGATTAGGGGAAGAATTATAATTAGCTGATGCTGGGGGTCTTTGTTGACTATTCAATGCCTTTCGTTGCTCTGCACGCTGATTTAGAGCAATTAGATCACGATATCTGGCAATCTGTTCAGGGCGTGCCGCAAATTCTAAGTGTTCGACAGATCTAGGTTGGACACTTAATGCCTCAAGACCAGCCAAAACTCCATTAGGTACATCAGTTGAAAAATCTGATAAATTGCGATTATCTAACTGTTGGCTAAATTGCTGATGTTCCTCTAAACGCCGCTTCATTTCAATACGATCCGATTCAGATTTATTATTATGCCCATGTGTATTATTTGAATTCTCAATACCAATTAAATCTTTACGAGTAAATAATACAGGAGCGTGCATTTTAACTGATGCAAATGCGCCTCCAGCCTCATCTGCATATAAATTATCTACTTTTTCAATTTCACCAAACATTCCACCAGATTCATTACCCCCAACTCCATTTAGATTAATACCATCATATGGCTGAATCTCTCCGGAAACATCTTGTCTAGCATAATTACGCTCAAACGCAGCATTGAATTGTCCAAGATTATTTTTAGGATCAAAAATTTTCTCAGGGAGAGTTTCAGTATCCATCTGTCCTCGCTGGCGCATAAGATCACTGAGGCGGTCCTTAGTTTCATGTTCTTTTAATGCAACTGCTGCAATTTCTGGATTATAATTGTGACGGCGATTCATACTATCCCACTGCGTCCTAAAAGTAGCTTGATCGCGATCACTCGCAATTGTTCCTTGTGAGTCCATAAATGCCTTTGCGCTACCACGCATTGACGAATAATCATCCTCGGTATTTGCCACAAACTGAGTATGTTCAGAATCATATCCTACTCTATCATTTGTTAGACGCTGGTAGGCAGTATTGATCAAATTGTAAGTTTCTCTAGATTCATCCATCTTGCGCATTAAAGCATTATCTAATTCACCGCGCTGAATATCAGTAATTGAAATTTTCTTATCCATTTCATTAACCATTGCCATGTGGCGTACTCTTACCTTATCAGGATGGTACTGCTTGACCATTCGACTGTATGCCATTTCGATATCATCAATTGTACATTTATTATCCAATCCTAAAACTTTATATAGATCTACATGAGTTGTTGCTCTGGATTCAGCACGATATTGTTGACGATTTTGCCCAAATACATTGTTTGACGATTGTGTATTTCTTTGTCTATTTTCTCCGCTCATTTTGATAACTGTAATATTAAAGTATTGTGATATTAAGCCATTTTTGATATTTAAAATATCAAATATATCCATTTATTAACATGACATCGACTGATCTAGTTAGCGCAAAAACTCTAGTTGGACATCATACAAAAACTAAATTTAAGGCAAATGTTGATATAAAGGTGCTAAAAGATCGCATAACTGCATCAATGTTACTGCATGCACTTGGAGATACCATCGGGTATAGAAATGCTAGATGGGAGTTCAATCTACCACCAGAAGGAATTACTGGCGAGAATTTAGAGGAATATCGAAAAACACAATATGATCCTAATAAAACAAGAGATCGTATATATGAATTCTTAGAATTAGGTGGAGTAAATAATATAGATTTAACAGGTTGGAAAGTTTCTGACGATACTATTTTAAATTATGCGACAGGTCTTTCTCTTGTCGGTTACCATAAAATTACAGACAAGAGAGTAAAAGGTGACAAAATTCAATATACATACGACTCTGATTTATTTTGTGATGTAATTTCTGAATCATATGTTTTGTTTTTGAATGAACTTGTTGTACGTGACATTGGAGAAACAACATTAAAAGTGTTAAAACAATATAAGGCGGGAGAAACATGGAGGGATAATCATCCAGTTCGATTAAATGAAATTGCAGGGGCGGGTAATGGTGCGGCAATCCGTACAATCCCAATTGGTTTGGCATATTGGTCAGAAAAACAAAGAGATATTCTTATTTATACTGCACTAGAGGCTAGCAGAGTTACTCATAATCATCCAGTTGGTTATTTGGGTGGAATTTGTGCAGCATTATTTACTGCATTTGCCATCGAGGGCAGACCAGTAAATACTTGGCCAAGTGAGATGCATTATCTATTAAAAGGTTCTGGTGAAAAATCATTATTGTACAAATATCTTGCAAAAACAGATGGTTTGAAAGAATATGAGAGAGACTCCGGATTATGGTGGAATGCGTGGGAAGAATGGGATGCAAAATTTACAAGAGCCGAACAATATGAGAATAGAATTGGTTCTGATCCCGTAACTCGTATAAAATGGTTTCGAGATCATCTTGGCTTTAGAAGTGGAAATATTGGATTTGTTGGCAGAGGTGGACATGATTCAGTTATTATAGCTTTTGATTCTCTAATTAGAACCATTCAATCGGGATGTGGCTGGGAAAAACTCCTATATCTATCTGCTCTGCATTCTGGGGATTCTGATTCAACTGCATGTATAGCTAGCGCATGGTATGGAGCAATGTTTGGAATTGGGGGTGTTCCTGCGAATATGTTAAAACATCTCGAGTATCGTGAAAAACTTGAGACGGTTAGTAATGATTTATTTAAGATTTCAGCTAATAAGAATTACTAAATTATTAGCAATTTGTTTTAATAAATTCAATGATTTTGTCGGCCGTGCGCGAGCCCTCAAACTGTACCTCAGACGTCCTACCATTGTAAAGAATGATAGTAGGATACCCAGTAACGCCATATGCACTACAAGTTGCAGGTTCGACAGTAACAGAATTTGGAACATCTACTTTGACGGCATTTGGATTATCTTTTCCATCGCAATTAAGAGAGTTTACATCAATTTGCAAGTTTTCATTAGCAATACGATCACATACCTCTGCCCAAACTGGTAGGAAAGCACGACTTGCACCACACCAACTGGCATAGTATGCTACGATATTTGGCCGTTTTTCCTGTTTAGTTGGGGGTGTTTCGAGGTATAGGTAGCGATGGCATACATATAGAGCAATTACTGCAATTACTGCGTAAATGATACAATGCGACTGCATATACTTAGATATAGGTTTTGTTTGGAGCTTTTTTTTCCTGAATTATAGCTAGATACCAATGTCTGGACAAGAGCTACTTACTGAAAACCATTTCTTTAGCGCTCGCTTTGATGATCAGCGCGGAGGATTTTGGCGAAGAGTAGCCATGGGCCGCTGTGTGCCAGGATCATCTAATCTATCTCCTGTAACTGATGCAAATGGACTATATGCTAACTTTACCCGAGGTTCCATGACTGAAAAATCTAAAGCTGTTGGGGCTAATATTCGTGGTGTTCAGGATAATGATATTTCGCATGAACTCGTAGAATTTCTTGTAGATGTTGGTCGTTATCATAGTTCAATTGACCAATCTGTTACGAATAGCAGCAATAATATGGGAATTCATCTTGCTAATCTTTATGATGGCCTTGATGCCCAGATCGATGCTGGATTAGAATTTCGGGGTGATCTGCTAAAAGGAGTTAAATCTGATAACGTTAATTTCGATCTCTCGGTGCTGCAAAGAGAAGATGCGAGCGATGATGATAGATTGCTCGCTGCAATTATTATGGAGGTAACTCCGGATGTCCGCTACGTGCGCAAGATGGTTGCAACATTCGCGAAGTATATGTTTCTGCGATACAGGGAGGTAACTGCAAGTGATGCATTTGGGCAATTAATGACAAAAGATGGCGGGGGGAAACTCACCCATACTCCGGAGTTTATGACATGGATTGTAAATAATACGAATCTCATGCAAAAAGGAGTTTATGGAGGAGTTCCGGGAGGTATTCAGGAATTAGTTGAAAGGGTCGTAAAAAATGATGCTAAAGCTGAGAGTGTGGTTAAGGGTTTAGCACTTGTAGCAAATAGCACATTAGCAATCGAATTTGATAACATCTATCAAGATAGCAAAATGAGGTATCCTAAAATTAATACAACTTTCCCTGCAACTAAAGGAGACCTTGTGGATTTGCATGTTGCTATTTTCAGCGGTATTGATAAACTAAAGGCTAAACTCAAATCTGTTCTACGTGCTGAACTTAACAGAGTTATTGGAAATAAGAACCATACATCTCTTGCACAATCTCCTGTAGCACAAAATCTTTATTTGAAGCTGCATGCTGCTTGTTCTGATAAGAATGCAGTTCGTGTCGAAGTTACTGACTTTTTCGAGAAATATCTTTCTCTGCGCGCCAGAGATCCTGCGACTGGTGTATGGAAATCAGAATCAGTACCGTTTACAACTAAGATCGATGCCAGCCAGTATCCGAATTATCGTCTGAACTTTACTACTCATCTCGGAAGATCTCTATTCTCTGAATCATTCTGCGATCTCCCTGCACTTGATTGCGATCCGACTACCCAATTTACTGGAATTATTTACCCTATTACATCTGTATCTGGAGGATACAAGCGCCTCGAACTACAGATTGCTCCATCTAATAATGTTAATGGAACTAAAGTATTTAAAATGCTGGATAAGGATGATATCCGTGAGAGTTTTAGTGCTAAGATCATTGATGTTCATGATCCTTTCCCAGGTCATAAGTTGATTCTCAAATACATCTATCTTGCTGCTTACAATGCAGCCCCTGGTGATCTGGAGACCGATGTTGTTGATGCAGACGGAGAACTTTTAATCAGACAACTATCTCTTAAAGGGAGTGCATTAAATGTTATTAGATTTGATAGCGATATCAAAAAAGTATATCCCATTCAATGGGATCATCAACTTGCCATGGAGAAAAAGGCTATGGCAGCAATTGATGAAAACTATCAAATTAGTGCAGATGTACAGGTCTTAGATACCCAAGGTGTTATTTACAGAGATACTGATTTCAAATGGAAGAAGCAGATCGATGGAGGTATCCCAGTCGTCTATGATGCAAATGCCCAAATCGCTGAGACTAAGAGTTATTGCAGTGTTCTCGGACTTGATGAAAATGATGCCCGGGCCTGTTCTGATTTTATTGTTGATAAGCTAAGCAGAAAGGGAGATGTGACTGCTATGGCAACTGGTCTTACCAGTCTCCTTGATAATCCGCTATTCAAGTCTGCTCGCGCCAGTGTAGCTAAAATGCATCCAGAAATTGCTGTCGTAATTTTAGAAAATCTGGGATTCAGTAAGGTTAATGGACCTATTGTGGCTAATCGCCAAATTGCTGCATATGAGACTGTAGAGGATTGGCTGGGACGCATTAAAACTGAAAACCCTGCACTCTTTGTCCAGGTTAATCGGGAGAACATCCGCACATATCTCAGGGATGTGAATGCATGCACAGTTAGACATCCTAGCTCCCTTACCCAGAATATGGGCCTTGAGAATCCACTAGTTGGACGCGAAACATCTGAGTATCTGCAACAACTCGGTATCCCGAAATATAATGGACGTAATAATCCTTATAGAATTCAGGCAAATGCTCTTTATGGAGTTGCTAACATGGTATCGATGCAAGGAGTTTCTGCTCTACCCTCTGCCTTTACTGGAACTGTAATTTCTCCCCACCCTCCTCGCCTTGATATCTATAATGGATTCCAGATGAGAGGTGGTCGCCGCGGCCAAACTGGTGGGGCTCCTGCATCCTCTATTCCCCAGGCACTGTTCACTCGCGAAAGTTGGAACGCGATTCTTAAATCTGCACCTGTAAACAAGAAGCTGGGTGCAGAAACTGTTGCTGGAATTGAGAAAGATCTTAAGACAGTTGAGGAAATTGCCAGTCGCCGTGTTCCTCAGTTGAGCGAGTATCTGTTTTCCAAGAAGCTTGCGAATGAGGCTGGAGATCATACTCCTCAGGCTTGGACTCTTTTGGATGTAGCTAATAAGAAGAAGAAGTATGATGAGCTGGTAGCCGATGCTCAAGTAGCTAACTATGATCTTTTCCGCAAGATGGCTGCTGTGTCTCAGGTAATCCAGGTAGTTGGTGGACCAACCGCTCCCGCTCAGACAATTCGTCAAAAGGCTAACTTGGCAACTGCTCCTTTCAACTTTACTCGTTAAGTTGATTATTGTGATATATCATAATGTATTTTTTAGAATTATTCTAAAAAATAATATTTAAATTAAGTAAATAACATACCACCTAATCCATTCATTGTGCGGAGAATATTCCATCCTATTCCATATACGCTAATATTTGCATTATTGCCAATACCAATTGACGGATCGAGTGATAATTTAAGTTCAATATCATCAATAACTGTAGTATTTGCCGATCCTGATGGAAATGCCTCGGCTGGAAATATAGCAAATGAATATAAATTAATTCCAGTTGATGGACAACTTTTGAAGTAATGATATGGTTGTAATTTATCATAATATAATCCAGGTTTAACACCTGTTCGAGTTTGCCCATTAAATAATAATTCTGCATTTACTATTGGATTATTTCCTAGCAATTCTTTATTAGATCCGCGATAAGGTGATGTTGTATAATTAAACCAATCATTTGCATTTGATGACGAGTTTAATCTTACAACAACTATTATTGTTTTGATTGGATGATTAAGAGCTAACTTGAGACTTGCAATACTGCTTTGTACATTCTTAGATGCAGCCAATTGCACTTGCTCAATTAAATATTCTCTTGCAGTTTCACTGATACGAGCTCTTTCCTCTGAATCAAGATAAACATATTCCACATCAAGTCTACAATTTGTAAATACAGGATTAGTTGCGGCATATCCTCTAATACTTTTCTCCTTTGTCCCATCTTGTGGTACTGCAGAATATCCAGAATCTATCCCAATAATAGCATATCTTTGACGTGTGCGAATATCGGCTGGGGTAGATGTTAATGCAGTAAATGGTTGATCAGAAATTCTATTATATCGCATAACACGAGTTAGTGGATTAAAATCAACAAATACGCCACGGGCTATATTTCCATTAATATTTTGCTCAATATATTCATATGGTTTATATTGTACCGTATCATCAAGAAGATCTAATGTATGGACTGGTCCAACTGTATAACAACTACTTGCATCGGCAAATTCAACAATAATACGAGGTTGGCTATATTGTAATGCAACAATAGGAAGTGCAAGGATATTATGGCGAGAAAACCACAGACTTAGTGGTACATGGATGGTATATGCATCTTTACCATTACTCCAATCAGTTAAGTCTGGAATGTCTCCAATCAATGTTGCATGATTTTTATCATCTGATAGAGTTAATTCGGACCAAATATTCATCCATTCTCCTGTTTGACTATCGACGACTTGTCCACCAAGTTCAATAGATATTTTCGAGATCATGGCATATCCAATTCTCCTTGCCCAAGAAAATTTAGTAACTGGATCAAGAACTCCATTTTTCATAAATTGTGCAATTGGTGGTAATGTAACAACTAATGAAACACGATAGACCATATCCCCAGTTCTGCTTAATTTACAATGAACTGTTTCTCCCATTGCAACATTTGCCTTATTAAATGTCTGAGGTACAGGTTCAATTGCAAAATTTGTATGACGACGATATATAGTTTTAAACAGAGTTATTTGCGGATCGCCAATTAGCATCATATCTTGGATACCATATGAAACAAGTTGAATAAGTCCACCTCCCATCTTTGTCTTTATAAAACACTATGATATTAACCAACAACGCTCTAACGAGTATAATATTATAAATATTATACTTTTTTTAATAAATTAGTGTTGAAAAACACGTCCAGCCATTCCGCTCATACATCGCATCACATTATACCCTAATGCAAAAATACGAATTGTTACGGCATCGCCTGCATCCATTAATATTTTAATACTTGGATTTAATTTTATCACAAATGTGGCATCATCGATACGACTCATATTCACAACTCCAGTTGGATATGGTGCATATGGTTGGAGACCGATATTCCAAGTGTAAATACCGTCTCTTGGAGATGAATTCCATCCTTTAATCGATTGCGCGTAAGCATAATACTCACCAACTGTATCCTGTTGACGAGTCACGCCATTAAACTCAATTGCCATAGAATTAATAATAAGACCATTGTCAAGGCCTCCAGTGCATGTACATGTTGTAGTATTTGATGATATATCGCTAACTGCCATAGATGATACAGGTATTCCTTGTAGAGAACCATCGGTTTTGAATACTAATCCAGTATTGGTTATTGTATCTAATGTATTTTGACAAGTGCATTTATACCAACCAGTACTAGTCCATTTGTTTGTTTGCTCCATACTTCGTAGTCTTGTCTGTATTACAAATGCCTTGCATGGATTATGAAAATAGGTGCGTAATTTGTATCCCTCGCCCCAATCATAAGTATTAGCATCAATTGTAACTGTATCATGTTCTTGAATATATTCATACAAGTATTCATGGCGATTAGCGGCCATCCATTTACGCTCATCAATATCAAGATAGACATATCGCGACTGCATTGATAATCTTATTGCTGGTATTCCTTGACTTGCTCTTCCTAAACGGTCTCTAACTATCGAATATGCTCCATCGGGAGCTTGAATGCATTTGGAAAAATCTCGTATCTTACATCTAATTACCATTGGAGAATATTGTGTTGAAATTAATGGGTAAAACCATCCTGATTCCCGGCAATGTGGAAAAATAAGTGGCAATGATATATGCAATTTTAGCTTAGTGGTAGTATTCATTGTCCATGTTTCAGGTCTATTACCAATCAAATAATCATATCCAACTTTTTGATTAGTTTTACCTGTTAATTCATACCATATATCTAAGAAATCTGGTGTATGACGATCCCATGTTTCTCCTCCGATAGTCATCTCGATCCATTCAAACATATAATGTCCTAAACGCCTTATCCAGGCATAATCGATACCATTATTATTTTTAATTGCTGATATAACACTTTCTCTTAGCAATGTTAAATTATTATATGTTTTACCTAAATCATCAGCTCGATTTTCAAATATTGTCATTGTATTACCGATATCATCTAATAATGGTATATTCTGCTTAATTGAACTTGTACCATCAGGAATGTTATTTAGAACAAACATTAAATAATCTCTTGTGGTTGCTAGTACTCTTGGTGTATTTTCAGATAATGTAGCAGGAGATATCGCTTTGAAGAATTTTGTTAAATGAGATACACTAAGTGGATCTAAAATCCAAGAAGGTGTAAGTTGTGATATACTATCAACTATTAGATTATAAAGTTCACCAATTGAATAACATGTTAAATTTACAAATGCGAAAAAGTTTGGTACAATTGTTGTGTCCACTAAAGGATATGATGGTAAAATATTAGTATTTATTCTATTGATATAACTTGCAGAAATAGATGATATTGTATCAAGTGATGCCGATGATGTTGGATAATAAGTGAGAAGAGATAATAATGGTTTATTCTTTGCATATTTTTTGAGCTCATCATCTATCACTATTAATACTTGTTGCATAAAACCAATTGTGGAACTAATAATATTCTTAATATTACTTACTGCAGGATCTGATGCTAATACTGCTTGTAATTGATCAGGATTATTTTCAAATTTTGCACCAAATTGGATATTAAGGCCATAAGGATTATTTATACTCCCAACAATGAATTCATACATTAAGGAACCACTGAAATTTCCTACTTGTTGAGTTATTACTTTGTAGTCAAGAAGAACATTGGCATAAGTATCAGAATAATTACGAGAATTTAATAAATTAATATTACTCCAAAAAACAGCCAAATTGTCAAGATTTTTATAGGGCAGTGTACTTGATTGCGGATTAGCAACTATAAAAATATTAGGTGGATTTGTTATAGTAGTTGTGACATTATCACTAAATGTCATTTGAGGATAATTGGGTACTGCATTATATATAGTACCATTTGAATTATCAATATTTGTTGAAGCTTGAAGATTTGGTGAAGGATTTGTTACTGGTGATGCCGCTAAATTTACTGGAGCGACAGTTACCGGAACTCGTAAAATATAAGTACTTTCTAAAGTTATAAATGTAAAAGTTACATCAATTATTAATTGGGCGACAGCTCCTTGCTGCTGAAATCCAGAAAGTGAATCTGTAATATCCTGTAAGAATTTAAACCAATAATTTCGAATTGTTGTAATACCAACTCTTTGATTCTTAAAAAAGGTATAAACTATTATTGGATTACTTGAAGGTGTTGCTGCCTGATTTACAGTATTTGCAAGAACATCAAATGCAATAGGGAATAAATATGATGCAATTAATGCTATTAAACTATCCCGAACAATGCCAGCATAAGATGTTAGTACATATTTATCAAAATTTGTTAGTGTTGACGATATATTTGCCGCTGAAATTACAATATTATAAAAACGCTCGGAAATATAAAATAAGATTGCATCAAAATATAAAACATCTGTACTTGTATAATTTGCATTTGGACATATTGTTGATAGTGCAAATTTAGATACAAGTGCTGGAATACTTAACGGATGGTTGACTGATCCCGAAATCCATGGATCAATGAATCCTAAAATGAGAGAATCAAAACTATTTCCAAATAAATCACTAAATCCAGATATTACTGCAGCAGATTGATTTGATGTATATGTTGTAATTGTATCATTTATCATATGAGCATATGATGATGAATCTGCTAAACTACTTGTTTGTGTTACACCATTAATAACGTAATTAACATTCTTTGACAAATTCATATCATTTACCATATAATAATCTGATAATAGAAATGCTCTCAAATTTGCATTTGAAAAATTCTTCCAAGCATTTCCAGGAGTATTATTCATATCACCCGATGCATTTGTTGGTATCTCTACAAAATTAGAACCAGGCTTTTTCCAATATATAATATTTCCATATACCTCACTTAATGATGTTAAAGTATTCATTAGCAATGATGCATTATAATAGAAAATCAATGGTAATTCTTTTGTTAAACGCGAAATAGTTAAATTAATAAGTTGTGGTGTTACTGTAGTTGCTGATGCACTACTATTATTTATAATAAATTGCATTGCTTTAAAAGTATCAAGATCCCAAAAATCACTTGGTATAACTAGTGCTGCTCCTAAAATATCAGTTAATGTACGAGTGCCATAATCATCATCTAATTGAAAATATCGATTTGTGAAATTATTTACAAGATCGAGCAATGCTAGTTCACTTGTTGGATTAATTAAAATCATTGCATTAAGGTATTCATTTAGAGCAATTCTCAGTTCTTGGCTATCTGTTAGACGAAGAGTTGTTTCTCTTGCAGGCCCTAAACTATTCACAAAATCGAGTGTAGAAGAATATGGTATTGATGGTGACCAATATGTCAATAATGTACCTGTAGTTAGAGCTTTCAATATAGTACCCATAACTGTATTTGTATTAGCATTTGATTCTATGTTTGCTAATATTTGTTTAAGAGATTCATCCTGACTCATAGGTAATCCTAATTTAACGAGATTTATTAGACCATCGGCAATGGAGATATACTGTTCTTGATTATTTAAAATTAAAAGTTGTGTATTATCTAACCATGTTTGTATATTATCTGTTGTAGCTGGACGTCCATCAATATTTAATGCATTGAGACGATTGTTAATTTCAGTATTTGTTGATGGATTCCATGCCATTTCAAGCGGATCAATATCTACCTCAATTGTTTGATTTCCTAGCATATCTCCATCACGATTTACCTTAAATTCATATATTGAACCCCATCCACCAGAACCAGTCATAGGGCGGGTAACATCCTCTGTCGCGAAATTTGTGTATCTGCGATATACAGTTTTATACATGGTTATTTGCGGATCACCTATTAGAATACCATCTGCGTGGCCAGTTGCCACTAATTGGAGTAATGCACCACCCATTTTTAGCTTGTACTTATAAAAAGCTTTATGTTCCTAAGCTGCATACATAAATTTAAACTTATTTATTGTCAAAAATGTTAATTTATATAAATTTATATAAATTATTTAGTTTCTAAAAATTACATTCCATATATAAATGCCAGACCACAAACTCCGCTCATAAAACGTAGAACATTATAACTTAGGGCATATATACGCACCTTACCAGATATTGGTGATGCAGAATTGTATAAATAATCATAATTAAATACAATGTTCAATGTTGATTTGTCCAATCTACCCATATTACATGATCCGGTTGGCTGAGTTATTTCTGGGCGATCGGCAAAACTTAATACATTTACACCAGGGATTCCTCCCGAACGATGGTGCTGATATGTCATTAAATTCTCAAAAAATCGCTGATCACTTACCTCTGTACGGTTTAATTGATTGAGTGTAAGTTGGGTAGTATTAATTGCCATACGCGGAGTAGAAGGTGTTAATTGTGATGTTGGAAATATTGGAAATGCATTAGAAACTGATATACTATCCCGATTTGGAATAAGAGCATATGGAAGATCAATTGTACTTTGTGTTATTTGGGTGGTTAAGATAGTTTCTTGAGAGATAGATGGGGCTACATTTCTATCAAGAGTATAATTATCCCATTGGGGTTCATATGTATCATCGCTATTGTATATCATATCATCTCGCTGATGAAGCCATACTATTTCTTTTACAGGATTTGAAAAATGCATTTCAAAGTTATTTTGAGAAATTGGGAAATCTGAATATTCCTCTCTCTGAACTTGTCTAATTAAATATTCGTGACTAGATTGTGCAAATCTGCGCCTTTCAGTTGCATCTAAATAAACATAATCCATCCAAATGCTTGCATCCACAATACGCACAATTGATGGATCGAGGGCGCCTGGGATATTTGTATAACAAAGTTCCTCCATTTTTCTAAATTTTACCATAAGCTGAACATCATAATAATTAAGAGATATTAATGGTAATGCTAAACCATTATCCTGACAATACCAAAATGGTATTGGTGTAGCAATTGTATATGCTGGTTTTACTGTTGTGTCAAAATTAGTTAATTCTGGTACATCTCCGATTAAATCTCTATATCCTTTTTCTTGATCAACTGATGCTGTTAATTCGTGCCAAATATTAATCCATTCTCCCCATTGACGATCTATTCTATTACCACCAATTATGATATCAACCCATTCAATAATAAAATGACCTAGCTTACGAATCCATGCAAATTTAGCATAATTTGCAGTATTAACTATACTTGTTCCACTTTCGGCTTTGTAAGCTTTTAGAGCATTTTGATAGCTATTCCAATATTTTGTTTCGATTAGTTGTAATTGTGTTCGAACCAATTCAAATTTATCTAACATTGATGTTGTCGTATTTTGCTGAGATTGATAAAGTAGAGATAGAGCCGAAACTAGACTAGCCGACGAAACTCCGCAATCTCTTTCTAACAATGAAGCAAATGCTGTACGAATTGTTGAATTAGGTAATGGGTCTAATGTATTAAAGGTTGATGCGATCTTAGCTGTAACAATTGCATTACTTGCTGAATTTGATGATTGAATTAATCCAACTGATGCTCTATATGCTGCCATAGTCAAACCAACATAATTATGAATTGTTTGATAACTTGCATATGCAGTTTGCATACGTAGACTTAAAATATCAAGTTGCGGATCTGGCACTATTATAGGCCGAGGGATTGCCACCTCTGGTATTTTAACAATTAGTGTTGTGCGTGACATCAGATCGCCTAATTTATCAACTCGGCATATTAGGGTCTCTCCAAATGCCAAATTTGCGCCCTCAAACGGTAATTCTACTGTCTCTATTGCAAAATTAGTATGTTTGCGATAAACTGATTTGAAAAATGTAATTTGAGGGTTTCCTGTTAAGAAGATATCTTGGGCAGTATATGTTGTTAATTGGATAAGTCCACCTCCCATATTTTCTAAGTTTACTTAGTATTTATATTAGCAATGAAAATTGAGAGCTTAAAATAGGCGTATTAAGTCAAAAAATTGAAAAGTAAAACACTTGGAATGTTTATATATTTTTCGTATTATATACGTACAACCCCATCATCAACAGTTACAACTCAAGCCACCAAATTCAGAATATTCATACTTTCTTACAAGTTCATCTTGTCGAGACATTTGATATTTCAACATTCAAGACAAATGAATCCTTTCGCCGCACCATCATTCGCCCATACAAACCCTAGAAGTGAAGGAAGAACATATCTCGAGTCTGATAAAAAAGAAAATGCTTTTGCACAAAGTAGACAAATTACTCCGAGAGGATCTGGAAGTAATACGCCAAATATCCCGCTCCCAGATCTCAGCAATTTTCATGGTACATTTGCTGAATTAAACAAAAATGAACCACAATTCGTAAAGCAAAGTATGCAAGGTAATGCAGTGGAAGAAGAAAATTCGGGAATTATTAATGAAAGAAATAATGACAATTACGTAAATCTTAATTCTAAAATTGCGAAAGCAATTCTTAAAAAAATTCACATTGTGCGGGATAATGATAGCATTAATAGTAGCATATTTGGATGCATTGCTATGTTAGATGGAATAAAAACACTGATCATACAGGACACAAAGTATAATAGTGCAGATAGAAATGAAAAAATTCGGGTAAATGATATGCAACAAACAGCTATTTTGAAATTGCATTATTTCCAAAATATTGCAGAAGGGACAATAATTACCAGTGAAGATTATGCATATTTAGTTCATTGTGCCTTGCCAGCATGCGAACAATATTCTAAAACTTATAATGGTACTGGTATGTTGTTAATGCAATTGTGCAAAGATATTATCAGTAAAGTTGGAAGCGTAACTGATATCAATAATCAATTTCATGTATATCAATAATCAATTTCATGTATATCAATAATCAATTTCATGTATATCAATAATCAATTTCATGTATATCAATAATCAATTTCATGTATATCAATAA